GCGGCCGTGTTTGATGTTGATGACGTGATAGATGTTTACGTCACCGAAAACGTCACCAACGCCGTGGTGAACGTCGGCGCCACCAATTACCCGCTGGCCCCGCACTCGCTGTACGTCGCCGTGGTCGGCGGCACCAACGATGATGTGGCGAAGGCCATCTGGACCAAAAAGGATGTGGGCTGCGATTACAACGGCAACACCACCGTCACCGTGGTGGATGACAGCGGATATCTGCCGCCGCTGCCTTCGTATGAAGTGAAGTTTCAGCGCCCGGCCACCGTGCCCATCAAGTTCGCTGTGGAAATTCAGGATGACCCCGGCTTGCCCAACAACATCGTGGACCTTGTGAAAGCTGCAATTATTGCGACGTTCACCGGCGCCGATGGCGGCACGCGTGTGCGTATCGGTTCGCTGTTGCTCGCGTCCAAGTTCTACCCCGGCGTCATCAAGATTGGCCCGGAAGTTTCGCTGCTGTCCATTCTGCTGGGCTCCGTCACCCCCACGTTGACGCAGCAGCTTATTGGTATCGACCAAGCGCCCACCGTGGACGCGGCTGACATCACCGTCACGCTGGTGTAAGCCCATGCTGAACGTTGAACGCACCATCATTTCCCAGTACGCAAACAGCCCGTCACTGACGCAGCTTATTGCGAACATGAACGAATATATTGACCCGCGCGTCAACATACAGGCGTTCTATGATGCGTGGTGGAATGTGGACACCGCGTTTGGCGAAGGGTTGGACAACTGGGGCCGCATCGTAGGCGTATCGCGGCTGCTGAAAATTCCGGCGAACACTCAAACCTTCGGCTTCAACAATACGGACTTCCCGCCTGACTGGGCGCCGTTCAATCAGGGGACGTTCTACGCGGGCGTAAACACGGGGCAGGCGTTCCTGTTGCCTGACGACACGTACCGCACGCTGATTCTGGTGAAGGCTCTGGCCAACATCGTGGCGACCACGGCGGCCAGCCTTAACCAATTGCTGCGTAACCTGTTCCCCGGCCGGGGCGTCTGCTACGTCATTGACAACGGCGCCATGTCCATGACGTTCTATTTTGAATTCGACATATCGGCGGCGGAATACGCTATCCTGACCCAATCGGGCGCGCTGCCGCACCCGGCCGGCGTCAAGTACAACGTCATTGTGGTACCGGCCGGCGTGTTCGGGTTCGCTGAACAGGGCGGCACTGCGGAGCCCTTCGACCAAGGTACGTTCTACCAGCCGCCGGGAACTTGAGCCATGCCGCAACCGACACCGCCACTATTGCTTCAGGCGTTCGCCAAAAACGCGGCGTCCCAGTACATCCAAAACCCCATCCCGGTCAGCACGGTAGACACTGACCGCGCGTCATTGGACTTGGGCTTCCCGCCCCTGACCATGACGGAGATTTTTGCAGGCGGCAAGCCTCCGTGGGGTCAGGACATGAACGGCATCCTGTACATGCTGTCCGCCGACACGGCGGCCCGGCAGGCAGGACAGACGCCCGTCTACAACAGCACGCTGGCCAGTGCCATGGGGGGCTACGCCACGGGCGCCGTGGTCAGCATGGCGGACGGTTCTGGGCTGTGGTTCAACCTGACGAACGGCAACACCACGGACCCGGACGCGGGTGGCGCGGGGTGGGTGCCCTTGCATAGCTACGGCTACACCACGGTGTCCGGGCTCACAGGCGGCACCGTCACACTGTCACAAGCGCAGGCGCGGCGGAACGTCATCATCCTGACGGGCGGGCTGGTGGGCAACCTGACCATTGTTCTGCCGGCGTGGCTGAAGTCTTGGCTGATCGTCAACAACACCACTGGCGGGTTTACCACCACCATCCGAAGCGCTGCCGGCGGCGCAGGAACGGTGAATGTCCCACAGGGCGGCTTCAGCGCCCCGGTGGAAGTCTACGGCGACGGCTCCAGCATGTACCCGGCTGTGGCCCCGGTGAACCTGCCGATTGACCAGAACCCCACGGGGCTGACCATCGCGCAGCGTACGAACGCGGGCTATTTGTTCGCCACGTACTTCAACCAGAACAGCCCGCTGGAAAACTTCGCCATGTCGGCCGTGTATGCGGACGCTGGCGACGGATACCACCGGAAAATTTCGCCAGCCCACTTTGCGGCGCAAATTGCGCTGTCCCAGTTCGCTGGGCAGGTGGCCAACGCACAGGTGCCGCAGTCCGCCGTGACACAGCACGCGGCGGCCGTGTTAACCAACGCTGCGCTTACTGGCGTCCCCACGGCGCCCACGCCGCCGGCCGGAGACAACAGCACGCGAGTGGCTACCACGGCCTTCGTGCAGGGCGCGCTTACCCCCGCGCAGAACGGCTCCGTGACGCTGCCCAACGGCCTGATACTCAAATGGGGTTGGGCGTCTGGTGCGGGCGGCCCCGGTGCGTTCACCATCTTTTTCCCCGTCGCGTTCCCCAATGCGATTTTTGCCGCGTTCATGTCCACCGGGTACCGTAACACGCAGGGCTCTAACACGTACAACTTCGTGGGCTCTATCGCCACCAGCTTCATGTCCGTGGTGGCCGATGAAGCCCAATTTGGTCCTGTTGCGGGTTCGCGGAACTGCTACTGGTTCGCCATCGGAAACTGACCGCCATGTCAACACCTGTTCCACCGTCAGTTGTCACGCCCTTCGCCATCAATGGCGGAAAGACGGACCCTATCCCGGTTCCGTCGCAGATAGGCACCAGCCCGGAGATTGCGTCATTCAATGACGGGTTCCCGCCGGCCACGCGCATCCCGCGCACGCAAGGCGGCATCCCGCCGCGCGGACTCGACATGAACGGCATTCTGTTCATGCTGTCGGCGCATACGTCATGGGTGGCTGCCGGGGGCCAGTACCAATTCAACGCGGATGTGGTGACGGTATCCACCGGCTACCCAGTGGGTGCCGTGCTCCAGAGTGCGGTGAACCCGGCGCAGTTCTACCTGAACACGGTGGCGAACAACGCCAATGACCCGGACAGCGTAATCACCGGCTGGCTGCCGTTCACGTTGACGGCGGCCCCCACGGGGGTGCAGACACCCTCCACGCTGGCGGCGGGCTCCCAGTCCATCGTCACCACGCCCAGCGTGGGGTTTCTGGAACTGACCGGCGACGGCGGCGGCACGTCCGCCATTCTCAACATCACCGGCGGGTCCAATGGCCAGATTCTGGTGGTGTCCAACGTCGCGGCGCCCTTCGTGACGCTGCTGTCCAGCGGAAACCTGCGGCTTCCCGTGGACGTGACGCTGTTGCAGAATGACAGTCAGGCTTTCCGCTTTTCCTCCGCGCTCAACCTTTGGGTGAAAATGTGATGAACACTCCCGCACGTCGCGCGTACATCGCGCTCGGTGTCGTGGTCGCGACCTTCGCAACGGTCGCGTTCGCTGCAACCTTCCCGTACTTCAGCCCTGCAACCGGCATCCTAAAAGGGAACGCCAATACGTACGTCACCACGGCGGCGACCTCGGCCGATATTACGGCCACGTTCTCGGGCACATGTAACTCGACGACGTTCCTGCGCGGTGACGGCTCGTGTGCGCCTGAGACTGGCACCGGAACCGTAACGAGTGTCACACAAGGTACAGGCATCACCGCCACGCCTAACCCGATCACGGGGACGGGCACGATTGCGATTGATACGGCCGTTGTGCCGCGTCTCGGTAATGCGAACGTATTCAGCGCTGCGCAGACTATCGGCAACAATACGCCGTCATGGGCATGGAATGAACTTGACGCGGCGGTTGATGAAAAGCGATGGCGTTTTATTGCTGACGGCGGCGTGTTGCAGCTTCAGACGCGCACCGATGCAGACGCTTCAGGTACCAACATTTTTACTCTTGATCGCACAGGCACGGCGGTATCGGCGCTTCAATTTGGAAACGCTACGGACAACCCGACTTATGCTTTTATGGGTACGGGCGCCATCAGCGGCAACGGCTCGGGGCTCACGTCTCTAAATGCGGGCAACGTCAGCTCAGGCATACTCGCGGTTGCGCGAGGCGGCACCGGAATCGGTACGCTTACTGGCATTGCGAAAGGCAACGGTACGTCGGCGTTTACTGCGGCTGTTGCGAGCGACGTGTACGGATTGTGGGGCGGCACCTGCAACTCGTCGAGTTTCCTGCGGGGTGACGGTACGTGCGCATCGCCGGCCGCGGGTGTTAGCCCCGCCAACCCTTCTGCCACCGTGGGGCTGACCGCTAAGAACGGAAGCGCGTCTACGTACATGCGTTCCGACGCGGCGCCGGCTCTTGACCAATCAATCACGCCCACGTGGACCGGCAGACACACGTTTACCGATACGTCCGGGGCCGCGCTGTTCTCATCGGTCAATCCTGTGATTGCCTTCAATGAGACTGATGCCGGAGCGGATAGTAAATGGTGGAACGTGGTCGCTGGCGGCGGGCTGTTTTCGATTCAGACCCGAACGGATGCCGGAGCGGCGGGGGGAACGCCGCTTAGCATTTCGCGATCCGGTACAACTCCAACGACCATCGCGCTCGCGGCCAACAATGTCACCGTCAACGGCTCCGAGGTGTGCCGTTCTGACGGCACGGGATGCCCAGCGATCCCTAGCTTCGCCACGGGCACCGTGTTTGCGAATGGCTCCGGCTGTAGCGTCAGCAACCCTGTGGGCATGTCATCGTCCTGCACGCGGAACGGGATGGGCAACTACACCATAGCCCTAACGTCTGGCATTTCCGGGAGCAAATGCACGGCCACCCTTTCGGGAACGATAACCCCCAGCCTCGTAATTTTCGGCTTCAACAACACCTTTTCCAACATCAACGTGGGGGCGCAGCAGGCTAATGGTGGCGGTGCAGTTGACCCCCCGCAGTTCCATATCATTTGCACGCGCTAAGGCGATGGACGAAGTTTCACAGGCAATCGGGCAGTTGCAAGGCCGCATGGACGCGGCTGACGCCCGCGCGGAGCGCATGGAAGGCAAGCTGGATACCCAGAACGAAAAACTGGACCGGCTGCTGGCGGCGTACGAACGCCAGCGCGGCGCGCGGCGCGCAACGGCGGTAGCGGTCACTGGCGGCGGGTCCGTGGCCGGCGCGTTTATTGGCTGGCTTATTACTTGGTGGACAACGAAGCCTTGAACGCCTCGCGCAACTTCCAGCGCTCCGCCAGTCCCACCTTGCCGCCGTTCACAATCTTCGTGATTGACACGAAGTCCGCGTAATCGTCATCCGTGGGCGTATCGTCCGCCAGCGCGTTCAACTTCGGATTGCTGGCCCACCACGCGGCGCTGGCCATGGCCGCCGTCCCCTTGGTCTGTAGCCGTTCCGGGCAGGCGATGATGGCCGGGTCATTTACCAGCTTGGCCACTTTGACGTAGTTGTCAAAGCCCGTGATCATGTGAATACCGCGCCCGCGGTACTTCCAGCCGTCTCCGGCCTTCACGTTACCCATACGCCCGCCGTAGACAAATTCAGCAAGGTCATGCGGGCGCCGCGCGTACTTTGCCGCTACGGTCAAACTTGGGAACCGCTTGGGCCAAACTTCCATCAGCCGTTCAGCGGAGTAGTTCAGGTTTTCTTCCAGCCGGTTGAAGCTGGCGCTTTCGTGAGCCGCTTGCGCAAGGAACTCCACCATGTAGTCCACGTCATCGGCAATGCCGTAGATGAGCATGGCTTGGTTCAGTGGGTCCACCCACGCGGCCGGGTTGGCACACTTGGGGACTGCGCGGCGTAGCTGGTCAGCCGTGATGACGTGCATATTGTGCGAAGTGTACACTGGCGGGGCTCCCTTTCAACCCTTGAGGAAACAACCGTGGAAAAAGTGAAGTCCTACGGCGCGCACGCGCTGACGTACGCCCTATCTGTATTGACCATCGTGGCAGGCACCAGCCCGCAGTCCATCCCGGCTTCATGGCTCCCGTGGATTGGCGCGGCATCGCTCGCACTGGGCGGCGCGCACAACGCGTGGGCGGCCGGCGCACCAAAGCCCGGAGCGATCACCACGGCCGTCAAGTCCTTTGCCGTTCTGGCCATTACGGCCGCGCTGGTCACTCTGGTGGGCTGCGCATCGTGGACGCCGCAGCAGCGGCTGGGCGCCCAGATTGTGGTGAAGAAGGCCACCGGGGAATACATCAAGCGCGCAGCGGACCCGGCTGACCGGGCGGCGCGAGTCGCGCGAGCCGTGGCCGCCATTGAAGCCCATGTGGGGGACGAAGCGGTGACGCTGGACCTGCTGCAAGGCGTGGCCATGTCTTACGTGGCACAGGTTCAGGACCCGTTGGACCGTGACTTGCTGGGTGACGTGGTACTGGCTGCGGTGGCAGAATTGCAGGAGTACGCCCACGGTGGAGTCCTGAACGAAACCGACAAGCTGGCCGTGTCTCGCGTGCTGGCATGGGTGAAAGATACGGCGTCCCTGTATGTTCCAGACACCCCTTGACTTACGTGCGACCGATGAACCGGGCCTGTGGCGCGTCATTGCGCCACTGGTTTGGGAAGACGCGGAGCTGGGCCAGCTAGTTGTTCCCGCGGGAACAATCACGGACCTAGCCAGCATCCCCGTTCGGCTTCGGGGCTTCGGCGCCTTCGGCTGGTACCCATTCGACCCCAACGGAGAATCCCGCCGGCCGGCCGTCCTGCATGACTGGCTCTACGCAGACGGTACGCGCGGCAAGGACTTTGCGGACCGGGCCTTGCGGGCTGCGTTGCTCGCGGAAGGTGTCAGCCGTGGCACCGCCAACGCCTTCTATTACGCCGTCAAATGGTTCGGCGGGAGCGCGTGGAAGGGCCACCGGCGGCGCGCTGGCGCCCCGGCGTAGGTCATCCAGAAACGCGCGAGCCCACGACGCCTGCGCGGCCAGATACGAATACATGCAACGTCGGCACGTCACTGCGGAAACGTCGCGAGTGGTGCGGCCGGGGGTTCCGCACCACTCGCGCCCTTCCTCCGGTGCGTAGTGGATTTTCGATTCTTTAGCGTTCGTCATCTTCTTCAATCAGTACCAGTTCGCGCTTGGCGCGGGTGGCCGCAACATAGCATAGGTTGGCTTCCTGCTGTTTCTGCCAGTCCTGCCGCGCCCACTGCGCCGGACACTTGCTGCTGTTCAGCCAGTACACGCGGTCCGCTTCCAGCCCCTTGGCTTTGTGAATGGTCGCCAGCTTGACGCCAGCGTCAGAGTCCGTGAACAGGCTGTCAATGGCGCGCAGCAGGGCCGGGACGCTGCGGTCAGTTTCCGGCAGACCGTCCGCTATGCACAGCACGCACTCCGTTTTGTCGCGGATGGCTTCGGCCTTGGCGTCATCACCCTTGGCCACGGCCTTTTCCACTTCACGGCGCGTGTGGTCCTCCAGCTTGGCCACCAGTGCGTCCAAGCCCTTCGCGTTCATCTTTTCCACCAGCTTGCGCAGGCCCTGCCCGATTTCCCGGCCCATGACGTGGGCGGGAACCTGCGAACGGATCAGGCGATAGGCCAGCGACACCAGCGGCTTGGTGGTACGGCAGACAATCAAGTCACCGTCCACGAAGGACTTGGTGTTCCACTTCGGGAATTCATTGACCAGACCGTCAGACGCGTTAGGGGCGGCTTCGATGTGCTCCACCCAGTTGCGCGCAAACTCCACCACGGACTTGGGGCAGCGGTACGTGACCGTCAGCGGCATTTTCACGCAGCCAAATTCTTCCGCCAGCAGGGCCATGCTGTCGCTGTCAGCGCCGCGGAAACCATAGATGGCCTGTGCTGGGTCGCCCACGCACACCATGCGGCTGGTGGGCTTCAGAATCTTGCGCAGCAGGGCGCGCTGGATGGCGTTGGTGTCCTGCGCTTCGTCCACGAAAACCCAGTCATACTTTGGCAGGCTAAGCCCTTCCTTGACGGCCAAGTACAACAGGTCATCAAAGTCAATCAGGTTGCTGCTGTTGGACAGGGCCAGCAGTTCCATGGCGTAGGTGACGCCTTCTTCCATGGTGCCTTTGTCGCTGTCGGGTTCAAGGTCATGGTGGTCAGCGATGGCCAGCCATTCTTCCGTGGTGTTCGGCGCGAGCCCCGCGCCAATGCCGGCCTGTCGGGCCAACCCCACCATGCGAGTCATGAAGGTGCCGTAGACACGGCGCACATTCTCCGGGAAGTGTTCGCGCATCAGAGTGTTCAGCTTGCCGCTGTCCACCTGCTTCGTGCGCTTGAAGCTGGTCACGGGGCCGTAGCACATGCTGTGAAACGTCTTGCCGTTCACGCCGCGCGTTTGCAGTTCCGTGGCAATCGGTTTGTTGAAGGCCAGATAGATGACGGAGCCGCGGCACAGGCGGGTCATTTCCACACCCGTGGTGGTTTTGCCGGAACCGGCGACAGCTTCAACAATCACGTTGCCGGTGCCGTTGACCACCCAGTCAAAAAGGGCGTACTGGTAGTCAGAAGGGTTGGCAATGGCCGTCACGATAGTGCGGACGGCGTTGGCTACTGCGTTCATCGGTGGTACCCCCGTACCCGTTGCTGATGTGGCGCAGTCTACGCCGGTTGACGGCCCGGTCAAGTGATCCGGTTCACGGTTTTGCATGCCGGGGTCCAGATACTCGCGCAGGGCTGTCAGCGTCGCTAATAGGGGCCACCGCTCCGCGCGGCTTCGGTTTTCCCCATTCGTAGGGCCAGCCTAGCAGGTTTGACGGCCCGGTCAGTGAAGTGCGTCTCATTAATCGAATTTCCCATAGCGGGGGCCGCGCCAGCCGCCTTTCGCCTTGATGGGCCAGCCATAGCAGAACGTGCCGGGGGTGCGGGCAATCTGCGTCATGAGGCTTTCAAACTCTTCCACGGAGCCCCAGCCTATGGGGACTTCGCCACAGGGTTCGTCATGGGAGTGGAGCACAGGGCGGTAGCCGGCGCGTTCCAAATTCACCAGCCCGGAAGCGTGGATGTAGCGGGCTTCCTTCTGGACAATGTTTTCCATTTGCTTCCCGCCATACAGGTCCATCCGTATCCAGCCCACCTTCCCCATGGCTTGGTTTTTGTTGTCCCCTTCGTAAGACAGGGACTGTTCCCACACGGGGCGCCAGCTTTGCTTCGCGGGCTCCAGCCGTGGACGGTGGTACGTGAGATAACCGCCGCTGGGGACGCGGCAGTATAGGATGTCATCAACCACGGACATTTGGTACACAATGCCGGGGTTGGTGCCGGGGCTGAACGCACGGCCCGGATACTTCACCGCTGCAATGGCCGCGCCTTCCAGCCCGAACAGTTCGGGGCGTGCGTCGCGCTTCCTGCCGCGGCTCTGGCCGCCCCACGTCTCCACGATGTTGGGCGAGTCCGCACGCCACGCCAGAATGGCTTCCTTGATTTCATCTTCCGTTAGGAATTCATCGGCGCCGAAGTTACACCATGCGCCTATCCATCCGCCGAAGCCAGAGCCCAGTTCCGCGAACTTGCCCAGCTTCTTCCGCAGCGGGTGGTGTTTGCCGCCCATGATGCCCATTAGCTTGCCGTTCACGTACTCCGCAACGCCGCCGGTGTCCAGCCGATGCTTGACGAATTCGTCAAACGGTATTTTGGCAATCTTCGCGGCGCTGGCTTCATAAATCATGCCGTGGGTGCGGAAGACTTCCAGCCGCCATTCCTCCCCTGACAGCGCGGCCGTGACCACGCCTTCAATGGCGGTGTAGTCGCTGCATATCAGTTCGTACCCCGGCGCGGCGATAATGAGCCCGCGCAGGCAGCTTGCCACCACTTCCAGCGCGGTGTTTTTCGGGTAGTGGTATTCAACCAGTTCAAGGCAGCGGTGGCTGATGATGCCTAGCGCGCGTTCCACTTCCTCCAGCGTGTGGAACAGGCCGCTGGGCAAGTTCTGCGGCTGCGGGCCGTTGCCAGTCCAGCGTCCGGTGCGGGCCGCGAAGTAGCTGTAAAGATCATACAGCCGGCCCCGGTAATTCTGATGCTTGAACGCGTACAGCTTTTTAATGGACGCGGAGCCCAGCAGGCTGCGCAGTTCCAACACGCGGTATTCAACGGTGCCCTGCTGGCCCCGCTTGCGCATGTCCGCCAGCATGGCGTCCACCGCTTCTTCCTTCATGCTGTCAATGTCTACGCCGCGAGCCCGTAGCCACTCGCCCAGCTTTTTGGTTTTCGCGGCAGACTCGATTGACCCGCCAGTCAGTCGGTTCAGTTCAGCGTTGTACTTTTCGTATGCTTGTTCCACCACCGCAATGCAGTTTTCCATTGCAGTGACATCAATTTGGAGGCCACGCAGATTGATGCGCTGATCCGTAAGCCAGAATTGCAGTTCTTCCGGCGGTAGGTCAGGCGTTCGCAGCGAGGCTTCCGCCTCCGACAGCACGTCAGTCCCGTTGTATTCCAGTAGTGCGGCGAAGTCCTGCGGGTCATCTTGGGGGAGTATCCACAGCTTTGGCTGTTTGCGGGTGGGGTTCTGCGGAACGCTGAATTTGTCCAGCAAGTCTTTTCCGCGCTTGTCCTTTTTTATGGACAGGTTGGCAACGTCACCGAACCGTTCCAACTTTGGGGGCATGGCGTGGGCGCGGGCCTTCGCCATTGCATCGCGCGTATTCTCCAGCAGCAGCGGGGGCCAGTTGTATGTGGGGACGGCGTATTCGTTCCACACGTCAAATTCAAACCCGCTATTCCATGACTCGACAGGATGGACCGCGCCGCCCTGCGCCACGTGTATCAGTAGCGCCCACGGATGCGCCCACGGGTCCGCCTGCGCGTGGGCGCGAAGCTGGTCAACTGTGAGGCCCGGAGGCAGCGGCTTGGTGTGAACGTTTGGGTACCAGCACCCAAGGCCGGCGCCGTCCATAAGGTCCCAGCGCAGCGACAGGATGCGGAAGCTGGGGTGTTTGATGTAGTTGCGGCGGCCGACTACCTCCAAGCCAATTTTGTTCTGGGCCGCACCGCGCGGGGCTCGCCACTTGCGCTTGTCCGCGTCCCATTCGTAGCCGGCTTCGGACGCCGTTTCAAAGTCCATGGTGGGCAGCACGGTGGCGTGCCCGAACCCAACCGGAACCGTTTGTCCTGCCCGTAACGCCTGCATGTAAAGGCTGCTCCGTCCCCCGCGCCGGGCCACCGTTTGAACGCCCGAAGGCAGCGGCAACCCGGCGCGGGGGAGCGGAACTCGATTACGCCAGATAGCCGTTGGCGCGCAACTGGTCGTCAGTCCACCCCTTGGCCTTGAAGGCTTCGTAGGTGACGCCGCCGGCCTTGGCGGTCATTGTCGGACCCGGAGCCGGGGCCGCGGGCGCCGGGGCAGCCGGGGCGGGAGCCGCAGGGGCCGGCGCGCCGCCGTTCAGGAAGCCCGTATTGGGCACCACACCCGTGGGGGCGGGCGTCGGGGCCGGAGCGGCCGGAGTCGGCGCAGGGGCCGCCGCCGGGGCTGGGGCAGGCGTTGCAGGCGCCGCGCCCGGAGCCGGGAGGCCACCCGGAGCCGGCGGGGTGCCGCCACCAAGGCCGCCCAGCGGTGTGGCCGACGCGCCGGCAGGAAGGGTGCCGCCACCGAAGCCCACGGACGTAGGGTCCGGCCCAGTGATGATTTCCTTACCGTAGCCCGCCAGTGCCACCAGCGAATGGTTCAGGAATACGCCGGGGTTCTGGCTGCTGTCATTGCCGTCCACGGAGCCGGCCACCTGCGCGTAATAGCCGCACTTGATTTCCTTGGCTTCAATCGGCGCGGTGCCCGTGCTGTTGAAGGTGCGCGGCGCGAAGCTGGACGAAAACGAAAGAATCCAGCAACCCGCGTACCCTTCCTGATCGCAGGGCTTCTTCCCCTTTTTGTTGGGGACCTGTGAGTCACCATCCGTGACTTTCCACGCGAACGCCGGAGACTGCGCCACCTGCGGGAACGCGGCGTGGCCGGTCTGCCAGATGGTTTCACCCCAGTACGCGCCCAGCTTCGGACCCAGCAGCGGGTTGGTGTCCCAGTCCGCCGGCTTCTGTGCGAAGTGCGTCTGGCCGGGGGCCTTGGGGATGGCGAGCCCGAACGCATAGCGCTGCGTGGGCTTGCCGGCATCGGGGCCGGACTTGATGACAAGGGGCTTGCCGTCCGCGTCCTTGGTCTGCGGCTCCGTCATGCTGCCCCAGACCACACGGCCCGGCGGCGTGGTGAAGTTCTTTCGCAAATTGCTCATGTGCTGATTGCTCCGAAAGCCCGGCGGGCTTCTGTTGTTGAAGTACGGGCCAGTCGCATGGCGCCCGGTGGACGCGAAGCATACTGTTTGACCACATCGTCAGGCAAGCCCGCTTTCTTCGCCTGCGTGGGTGTCACAATCGGGGAATTGCGACCGTTCAGCGCCGGCATGGGCTTGCGCATGTCTATTTTCAGATGCGAGCCTAACGCCAGCAATTCTTCCGCCGTCACGTCATCGTTCCACTTCAGGTGACTCTGCCCCGGCTCCATGTGGAAATTGGGTACGCGCTTACCTGCGCGCAGGTACGCTTCCGCCTGTGCCTCCAGTGCGGTCTGCGCGCCCTTCAGCCGGTCCACCGCTTCCATGACCAGAAGAAGCTGGGCGCCCAGTGCGTCAGCATCCAGTGCCACCATGTCCGGCTTGGCGCTGAAGGACAGGGCGCGTGTGATGTTGGCATGGTACGCCGCGCATGCGAGCCGCGCCGGGCAGTCATCGCAGTGGGGTCCAGTGGTGGCCACTGCGGTGTACCCTTCGTACTTGCCCGCAAGGTCGGGGCTGGGCGGGAGCGCTTCGCGGGCCTTGCTGGCGGCGATGTTCGCATAGGCGCGCAGTGCGTCCCCGCGTACCTTCCAGCTACGGACCGGGCCGTCCTTGTGGAACGCGCGGGGTTGCACCACCGTCATATCCACCCATATTTCCTGATCGTTCAGGCCCAGCGTGTCGATAAGCCCCACGGCGTAGGCAATCAACTGCCAGCATTCAAACACTTCAACCAGTCGGAAGCCGTATTTGTAGTCCCACACGCGCAGCACGCCTTCAATGGCGTCCCACCGCCAGTTGTCAGGCGTGCCCCAGCACTGCGCGTGAATGCGTTCAATCATGACGGGCACGTCAGCGTTGACCGCGCCATAGCCCACCGTGTCACGCCACAGCTTCGCGCCGTGGATCATGTCATGGTCAGCTTTGAAATCCCCCGGCATCGGGATGGGGGAACCGTACGGCACTTCATTGCCGCGGGCGTATTCCTTCGCCATCCAGTCGGCGGCGTTGCCTTCTAGCGTTTCCTCCGTGTCCTTCGTCATTAACTCCAGAAGTTCCCGCGGCATCTTGAGCGTAAGCCCAATCCATGCCGTGCATTCGATAGTCAGCGCCAGTGAACTGGGCGCAATCGGTGCGTGGTATCCACTCATGACTCCCCGCAATCTCCAACGCAGTGGTAGTTTCCGCAAATGTGGACAGGGCTGGGCGGCGGCGTAGCCACAACCGCGTGGCCTCGCTGCATCTGCACGCGTTCCCGGATTTCCACCACCAGTTCCCCAAGGGTCCAGCCGGCCGGTGTGGGCGCGTGGTCGTCCTCACCCCACACGTGCCGAGCCAGTTCCTTGACCAGTGCGTCAGCTTGCGCGTCTGCATCTTCGTGGGCCTTCACCAGCGCCAGAAGCTGACGCCGGTGGGTGTACACCACGGGAAACAGTTGCAAGGCGCCGGGCTCCGTGCCCAACTGGGCGTCAGCGTGGCGGATGTCCGCCAACTGTTCACTGTTGGGTACGTCCATCTCCATCAGGCTGCCAGCCAGCGGTTCAGGTACGCGTCCACTTCAGGCACCTTCGCAGGCATGACCGCCAACGCGGTGATGCCTTCCACCTGATTGGCTTTGCATGCTTCCGTAAGCTGGTCCTGCGTCAGCTTACCGGCCGCCAGCGCCGTGTTTACTTTCTGCATCAGGGCGCGGAAGTTGGTGGCCTGCACCACTGCCGACTGTCCGGCGTTGGGCACCCCCACTGAAGTTGCAGGCGGCATGGGCACGGCCGCTGATCCGCCCACACTGGTCTGTCCGGCGTGAAGAGACACCACGTTGTTGTTGGGTAGCGGGGGCGGCGCTACGTCAGCCGGCGGCGCAGGTACATCCCCAGCGGCGGGCACTGGCGGTGCAGGCACGGAAGCTGCGGCAGCCGATTGCTGGGACACTGCGGCCTGCGCAGGGGGCACAGGCAGGGCACTGGTGATGACAGCAGCGGGTTGCTGAAGTGACACCTGTTGCTGCGGGCCGTACTTCGCACGCAGTTCCGCCATGACGCTATCCTTGACGCCGGGGTCAAGGTTGCGACGGAACCGCCACGTACCGTCCGCGTTCTGCTTCTTCGTTTCGCTGTGGACGCGTTCATCCCACGGGATGCCGGCCTTGTCAAAGGCCAGTTCAACAGTGGCGCCCGGTGACGCAGACGCCGGAGCGGTCGCAGTCGGGCTCCCCGCAGCCGGGGCACCAGCAGGCGGCGCAGCCGGCGCAGCCGCTGCCGTCACATTCGTAGGGGTTGCCGGCGCACCCCCGAACACCGCGGCGGGGTCCAGTTCATCCTGTGTTCCCGCGGGAACATCGGGCGGCGTTTCCGGCGGCGCAGGCGGCACGAACTTTTCAACGTCGGGGTGGACCGGCGGATGCTCTACCGGCGGCGGGGGCTCGCTGCCCGGCGGCAACGGAATGGTGGGGCCGGGAGTCTGCGCGGGGCCGATGGGCGGCGCAGGCGGGTGCAGCGGCTTGGGGGCGGGGCGCGGGACGTTACGTGGCCAGTTGGCTGCGGCCAGTTCATCCGCACCGGCCAACATCATCAGAACACTTGCGGCTTTCAGCAAGCTGTCCGGGGATTCTTCCTGCACGTTAATCAGCAGTTGCATTTCATGGTACCTGTGCGTGGGATGGTATTGACGGGGCCAGAATCATCACGGAGACTGACCGCCCTGTCAACTTCCTGCCGGAGCCTTTCACCTTGCTACGTGATTTTCAGGCCGAAATTAAGGCCGGTGTTTTCAGCGCGTGGCGGGAAGGTGCCCGCAACGTCATGGTGGTGTCACCCACGGGGTCCGGCAAAACCGTGATAATGGGGAACATCGCTGCTGAAGAAGACTTGCCCACCGCCGCCATTGCACACCGTCAGGAACTGGTCAGCCAGATTGCGCTGGCCTTCAATCGTGAGGAAATACCGCACGGCATTATAGCGCCGGAAAGCGTACGGCGCGACATCATCGCCGCCCAGATGGAACTGCACGGGCGCAGCCACTTCAGCCGCAGTTCGCATATCCGCGTCATTGGCGTGGACAAGCTGCGGAACCACGATAAGACGGACCGCTGGCTGGGTCAGGTGCAGCGCGCGTACATTGACGAAGGCCACCATGTACTGCGTGACAACAAGTGGGGCGCCGCCATGGCGATGTTCCCCAACGCACTGGGCCTGTTCTTCACTGCGCACGCTGTTCGCGCTGACGGCGCGGGGCTGGGGCGCTTCCAGTCGGACGGCACCCCCGGTGACGGCTTGGTGGACCGGCTGGTGCTGGGGCCGTCCTGCCGGGACCTGATAAACCGCGGCTATCTCACAGACTACCGCATCATATGCCCGCCGTCTGACGTGGACATGCGGGGCGTTGAAGTGGGCGCCAGCGGTGAACTGAACATGCGCCAGACAGCGGAGCGCGTACACGCGTCTCGCACCATCGTGGGCGATGTGGTGAAACACTACCGCAAGTTTGCGGAAGGGGAACTGGGTATCACGTTCGCCGTGGACGTGCAGGCGTGCGCCCAGATTGCCGAAGAATTCAACCGGCAGGGCATACCCGCCGCCATCGTCACAGCCAAGACGCCCATTGCGGAGCGTGCCAGCATCATGCGCCGGTACCGGGCGCGGCAGATTCTGCAACTGGTGAACGTTGACGTTTTGGGCGAAGGCACCGACGTGCCGGCCTGTACAGTCGTCAGCATGGCGCGGCCAACCGCCAGCTTCCAACTGTGCGCCCAGCAGTTCGGACGCATGCTCCGCATTCTGGTGTCCGATGACTTGAACCGGCTGTGGCACGGCTTCACCGACGAACAGCGGCTGGCATACATTGCAGCGTCCACGAAGCCCTGCGGCATCCTGATTGACCACGTGGGCAACATCGCCATTGCTGGCGGCGCGGGGCGCCACGGGCTGGTGGATCGGCCGCGCGTCTACTCGCTGGACCGACGCGAGCGGCGGAAACAGGACGATGCGGAGCCGTTGCGCGTCTGCACAAACCCGGAGTGTAAGCCGCTCCCCTTCCAGCCCTATTCCGCATTCCTGCCAGAGTGCCCGCGATGTCACACGCCCAAGCCGGCACCGCGCGCCCGTTCGTCGCCGGCACAGGTTGAAGGTGACTTGGTGGAACTGGACCCTGAAGTGCTGCGCCAGCTTCGCGGGGAAGTGGACCGCGTGATGCTCGCGCCGAAAATTTCCCAGTACGGGGACCCGGCCGTGGGCGGCGCCATCAAGCGCAACCACTGGGAGCGGCAGCAAGCCCAGCACACGCTGCGCGACGCCATAGCGACGTGGGCGGGCTGGCAAAACCACCTTGGCCGCGGCGACCGTGAGGCCATGTCCCGATTTTGGCACACATTTGGGACCGACGTAATGACGGCCCAGACGTACGGCGCGAAGGATGCCGCTGAACTGGAAGCGCGCATCCGTGCAATTCTTTCCTCCAACAACGTGGTGAAGCTGACATGAAACTAACCTTTGACGTACTCCGTACCGCAAACCTTGCCCGCCTGCCGCTGTTCAAAAACGCAAAGGGTGAGCCCGCCCACAGCCAGCCCGATGGTTCTGACTGGTCCAAGCCGGAGTGGTGCAACGCTGTGCTGGGCGAACTGGGTGAACTCGCGAACCTGCTGAAGAAGGTGCAGCGCGGGGACATGACGATGGACGAAGCGCGCCCGGCCATCGCTGACGAACTGGCAGACGTGCAAACGTATCTGGATATTCTGGCGTTCCAGTGCGGTGTGGACCTTGGCGCCGCCACGGTGTCCAAGTTCAACCGGGTGTCAGACCGTGTGAACTGCGGCGTTCACATCGTTTACCGGGCGGGCTGGGACCTTGAACAGCTTTACCGCGTCCGCACGGACGTGAACCTGTGACACTGACGGAGTGGGCAGCCCGCTGGGGCCTTCCTGACGCTGCGCTGGCGGAACTCGCCACCGTCAACATGGACGTGCCGGTGGCCTCCGCGGCCGGCAAGTCCGAAGCGTACGTCCAGTCCCGCGTCCGGCAGGAAGCGGAGCGCAAAGGCATATACCTGTGGCGAAACAACCGGGGTGCCTTTCAGGACAAAACTGGCCGGCTGGTCAGGTACGGGCTGGCCAACGACAGCAAGACCGTGGACGCCATTCTGAAGTCCAGCGACCTAATAGGCATTGAAAAGGTGTTGATTGGGCCGGAGCACGTCGGGCATATTATTGGCCGTCTGGTCAGTTGCGAATGTAAACCGGAAGGGTGGACCTACAAAGGCACCGAACGCGAACAGGCACAACTGCGCTGGCTCCAACTAATCAACGCAATGGGCGGCCGTGCCCTGTTCGTCAATCGGGAAGGGCTTTTGTGACTGTGTTGCGGGCCGTAGATTATTTACTCCGTAACACTGAGGTTTGAACAAATGAGTGAAATGAAGACTGTCATCCTGTCCGCAGCCATGCAGGTGGCCAACCTGAAGGGCTTCGGCAACGTCACGCGCAACGACATCGCAGACCGGGCAGAGATTGCCACCGGCAGCGTGTCCTATCACTACAAGTCCATGAAGAAGCTGGAAGCTGCCATGGTGGCGCGTGCGGTGGAAACCGAAAACCTGAAGCTACTGGGGCAGGCCCTTGCGAAGCGCCACCCGTTGGCCCTGAAGGCCCCCGAAGCGCTCCGTGTGCGTGCTGCGCGGGCGTTGGCTGGAGTCTGACGCGAGGGTCAACCCCGCCGGCCCGGAACGTGCCACCTTGTAGTTAAATGGGTGGTGGCGTCCAAAACAATGGGCCGGCGGGGTCGCTGTTCGGAGACTACGCCCGGTCAGCTTGGGTAGTCCACACCCAAGCCGCGTTCACCCCTCCACGGGTCGGACATGTTGATGGAAGGCAACGGCTGGTCCACTCCGTTCATCCAGTCTGCCACCTGCCGGGCTTCTTCCTTGGTGTACTCCGGCCGGTAATGCTCCCGGATACTGCCCGGTCCGCGTTCCACAATCTTCACCGGGCTACTGCGGCCCCCGCAGGCCACATAGGTGGCTTTAGCTCGCTGGTTCATCTGCACTCCACCCGGCTGAACGGCCGGATACCTTGGGACGCGTTGTTGCTGACCGCCAGCCCGGTCCCAAGGAAGCTGACGGCATAGTAGGCCCCGCGGGCAACGTACCAGCCCCCGCGGGCTCCAGAATCCTCCACAAAGGCCCGTTCCGTGTTCCGGTCCAGCCAGCCGCCCAGTTCGTAATGCGCCCAGCCCAGCGCCACGTTGGTCAACAGGACGCGCTGCGGGCTGGGGTGGTCGGAGCCGTACACGGCGGACGCCAGCGGGTTGGCCTCCCGCAAACAGTCCGGGGAACGCGCTATGGTGACGGTCTGGGCGGTATCTACCGCGTGAAGGGTCAGCCATGCCAGTTCCGCGCGGTGGGCCGCCTTGGTCGCGTACGTGCGTTCTGGCAGCGACCCCACCGGCATGATGGCGGCACAGCCGGACAGCAACAGTATGACCAGCAGTGTCAGCAGCACGGCGATGACGGACACGCCCGGCGGCGTGAAGTGGTCCCGGAGCCTCACGGCTGCACCGGGCGCAGCAGCGCGGGGAACACCAGCCGGACGTTGTGCAGCCGATTCAGCGGCAGCGGCTTGGTGCCGAAGTGCGGAGGCAGGTACACCGGGCGCGCAATGGCGCCAATGAACCCGTCAGCCCGGACCCCGTTGGCAGGAATGGTGGCGTTCATGCGGACAGACGCCACAATGTCACTTCTTACCTGTTCCATCGTTTGACACTCCAGTCAGTTGGTGCCGGCAGTCTGCGCCGGGCTGTAAAAGTATTCCATGACGGTGGTCACATTCCCGCCGTTCATGTCGGCAAACTTCTGGGCGCCGTTTTGGGTCTCCCACGTCAGCATATAGTCCGGGGGAGCCTGCCGCGGGTCCACCTGCGACCAGATGAACGGGGCGCCGGCAACGCCACGGTAGCCCTTGGAGGCCACCCGGCCGTCACGCCCCGCCACGATGTACAGCCCGCGTTTAAGCTGGAACATTGCCTGTTTCCTCCCGGATCATTTGGCGCAACGCGCGCCACTTGCAAAGCAGGTTCACCAGCGGGCACATGCCGGCACGGGCTTGCTCCGGCGTTAGCACGCCCATGCGTACCAACTGCCGGAGCGCCCAGCGCTTGCGCACGTAGGCGCGAGCCGTCGCCCGCTTCGTCAGGGCCAAGTCAACCAGCAGGGATTCAAGGGCCTGCTGGTTCATGCGGTCCGTTCGCGTCATCGGCGCGGGAACCGCAAGGGCTTCCCGGTACCGAAGGCTGGCTGAAGTGTATGACGTGTCCATGGGCGCGCATGGTATTGGCCTTGACCGTTCCGTCAAATGAACCGCGTCACAGTTCCACTATGCCGTAGCGTCTCCAATGCGAAGCGTGTGAACCACCAGCGCGCCGCCATCCAGCAGGTGCGTCACCTGCGCCGTGGTGGTACCGCGCGGAATATGCGGCAACAGGACTCCCAGTTCGTCCATCAGTTTGCCGCGCTTGATGGGCTTTTCACCGATATGCTGGCGGATGGCCTCCCACACTTCCACGGAGCGCGAGCCCGCAGCGCCAACGGGGCCTTTGAACGTGGCATTGACGCGCACGTAGCAATTGGTGCCGTAGCGCTGGAGTCGGCCGCGCTTGGGCAGAGTGGGCGGGACGGCCGCCGGAGCCGCGGGGGTGGCGGCTGCCGGCTGCGTCGGGGGTACGGGTTTGACCGTCCCGCCCAGTTCTTCGCGGATCACTTCAGCAGTGGCCGCATTCAGTTCGCTGCGGATCATTTCGCGCACCTGCGCGCGAATCAGTTCTTTCAGGTCCACGGTTTTCAATCCTCCCCGAACAGCGTACGCCGTACGCTGCGGATGGTTTCGACTGTCACGCCTTCGGGCGCGTGGTTGGGCGCCCCACCTTCGTCACGGTCACTTCGCGTTCGCTGCCGCCGTGGCGCATCGTGGGGACGCGCCAGAGTTTGTCACCCTGCATACATCACCCGATAAAAAGGCAGTTGCCGTGCAAGGACATTTCCACCATGGCCCTGTCCTTCAGCCTGCTGTAAGCGCTGTCCAAAAACCGCAGGGCTTCCCGCCGTTTCACTTCCACGGACCCCGTAGCGCGGTAGGCGTGGTCCGGCTTGTCTTTACTGGGCGCCTGCTGGTTCGCGCGGATGAACACCGTACGCACGCGCCGGGACTTCACGATGCTGACCGCTTCGTCATACGTCACCAGCATTTCTCCGTGTTCCTGTTCCCGATGCTTCAGCGACTCCACCAGCGCAGTGAAAGTATTCACGCAGCCAGCGCTTTGGCCCTTGCCGGTGACGCGGATTTCGTAAACGCTTTTCATATGCGCTCCACTTTCCAGACGGCCTTCACGCGTTTGCGACGGTGTGGGGCGCTGCGCAGGAACACCCATTCACCCTCGGTGAACGTGTCCACAAACTTGCGGCCCTTCACCAGTACCCAGTGGTGCGGCACTTCAATGATGTAGTACGCGTCTGGGTCCCGCTTGGTGGTGCGGAGCCATTCTGCCAGCGTCGGCCCCACCAGTTTCACAGGCGTGTACTGCGCGTCCCACTTGGCCCCGTTCAGCAACGGTTTGCCGGGCACGCGGTCCGCCACGTAGCGCTGCGCCGGTACCTGTTTGTGGGATGTACGGAACCCGCGCTGGCGCAGGGTCATTTCCAGTTCCCACCAATCGGTGCCTTTAATGGCCCGCTTCTGGAGGGTGGCTTGGCGTACACGCTCCGCAGCTTCAGCGGTGCTGCACCCCATGATGGCGGCCAGAACTAGCGGGCCACAAAACCCGTTTCCGGTCTGGTCAACGCGAGTGTTGCTCATTGGTACCCCCGTACCCTGTTGTAAACTGTGGGCCAGTATACTGACGGCCCCGTCAAATTCCTAGAACCCCGTCACACTTCGGAAACAACGCCCGGACGGCGCGGCGCAGGTTAGCGGGTTTTACAGGGACGGCGGTTCCCCGTCATATTTACGCGTTTGTTGGTCACTTGGAAAACTCCGCTTGAAGTGAGCCGTTTACAAACTCCGTGGCTTTGCCACGTGGCGGAATGACGTTTCCGCAGCCGGGCCATTCACACGGGGTGCCGTCCCATCCGTCATCACCGCGTATGATGCGCTCCACCTTATGAGGCACGCGGCGCGCGGGGTAGTCACCTATCAACTTGTCCCCCAGTGTTCCGGGTTGCTCCACCCCGTGGCAGGTGCAATATACCTGCCCAAAGTTCGTACAGTACCCCACCACCGGGTGGCGCCAATAGTTGCCGCTCATGACCGCACCGGAGTGATACAGGTGCAGGGGTCAAGGTCGCAACGCTCGCACGCGTTGGCCGCTTCTTCCCAAGTTCGGAAGGTTCCCACCGGCGTCTGATAGTTAAACTGGTTCATTGCTGCGACCCCCGTTGCGTTGAAAGTGTGGCCAGTATACTGACCGGCCCGTCAAATTCCTAGAACCCCGTCACAAAACAACACCCCGGCCAGCGCTTCGTGGCCAGTGACGTGTGTATCCACGCCGGCCGGGGGTTGCTCGGGGGTTCAGTCGTCCCGTTCCATCTGTTTCATTTTGTGCGTGGCTATCTGGTCGGACTCGCGCCGATTGCGCGCTATATCGTCCAAGTGCCGCTCAAAGTCTCCCACCGCCACTTCCCCAGCGGCAAGTTGTTGTAACAGGTTCTGGCCCCTCTCCCGGCCATCCTGCGTGGCCTCGCGCAGCAGCAGGTTTATGGCCACGTACACGTCGCGCACAGCCTCCCGGCCCTCTTGCGTCAGTTCCACCAACGTGCCGCGCTTCGCGCCGTGCCCGTCTTTCATTTGGTGCAGGTACCGCGCCACGTCATCATGGTCATGGAAGATGCCGCCGGGGAACCGGCCGCCCTGTTCCTTGAACTCCACTTCCCTGCTGGGGCAGATGGCCTCCAGCATGCGCTTGAACGCCTTGCCGAAGAACACCCCGGCTTCCGTACCGTTGTCGGAAACGTTGTCACCGAAGTCCCGGCTGACGTACTTGGCGCCCTTGGGAACGTACATGCGCTCGCCAATGAAATACTGGTGGGACTCACGGCTGGCCAGTTGGTCAATCTGCGGCTTGTACCGGCGGTATGCCTCCAACTGGTCACGGCAAAGCGTGCATAGGGTACCTTCCGCCCGCGGCGCCACCACCCCACAACCGGGGCACGGCCGGGCCTTGTAACTGTTCGGATTGCGGTATCTCACGGCTTCACCTTCGCGTATTTGTCGCGGTGGTCAACCCGGCGCGTTTTCGTCACCGGGCAGCGCGTGCATTTACACGGCGCTATGTAGTACAGGGCACCCGGCACCAGCACGGGCGTGCTGGTCATCTCCCAGTCATGCAGCCCAATCAGGCAGCGCAGCGGCTTCATGACGGCTGTACGTCCTTGCCTGTTTCGTCAATGCGATGGACTTCCGCCAGCAGGCGTTCAGGGCCGGCCCTGTACGTCACCGGGTCCACGTCACAAACGGTGTCCCGCTGCCCCACGGAGCCCGTGGCGGCGGCATGCGAGTATGCGTCCATGATGGCCGCAGCGTTCACTCCGCAAGCGCGCCAGCGCTGGCCTGTCTGCTTCACCGTGAAAATAACCTTCAACACTTGAGTCACCCCCGCGGGGCCGTGGGCGCCCCGCACTGGTTGGAGTCTGTTACGCCTTCGCCCCGCCGTTGAACTTCAGACCGTCATAAATCCTCGCCGGGGGCTCTTTCGTCTTCACCGGGAGGGTATCCTTGCCGTAGATGTCCGCGGCCAGCTTCGCAAGCATGTCGCCATGTACGTTGTGCGCCCGAGATTCACGCTCCGCAGCCGATACCGCCAGTTCCACGGCCCGCTTCTGCTGGTACTCCGTACCCTGCGCAAACGGCACCCTGATGGTGGGGCGCTTCCATATCGGAACGTTGGGGTTGCTGTCATCACGTACGCCCGTATCCACCGTGTCGGGGTGAATCTTCCCGGCCGTCAGGTCGAGAGCGTGTTGTGCGTACTCGGCTGCAAGCCGGCGCATGTCCGCGATGATGAAATCCGTGTAGGCGCGCTCTTTCTCCAGCGACTGGTGACCGGCACCGGGGCAGACACCCATGAAGTATCCAAAGCCCGCCACCCGGTACCCGTGTTTGGCCAGCAAGCCCGTGGTGTTGTCAATTGCCTGAATCGCGCCGCACGCCTGACAGTGGCCGCGGTGCGTGTGAGTGGTTTTCATCGTTGGTACCCCCGTACCCGTTGAAAGTGTGGCCAGTATAGTCAGTTTGACCGAACGGTCAAGTGACACGCGTCACGGTTTGGGATGCTGACGTGCCTCCATCATGCGTCGCGCCGGTACTCCGTCACGCAACCGCCGCGCATCTTTCGCGACGCGGCGCGAATGGCCTTCGCTTCCTTCCGGTGATGCCACGCGGACGACTGGCTGGGGCTTACCAAGTGGCCTTCGTGGAAGTGGTCCACACACCCGTTGATGATTTTGCCTTCCGGGCTGTATACACGGAACGGAGCGTCCGGAGCCTTGCAGCAAGTGGGGCAAGTGGTGGCGAAGTAGATGGTGGACATGGGGGCGTCTCCGTTGAAAGTGTGGCCAGTATAGTCAGTTTGACCGAACGGTCAAGTGACGCATGTCACAGAATTGACCGCCCCGTCACGCTTGGCTGGTCCAGTGTTCCCGCGGGAACGTAACGCGGGACGGCTCCAAACCAACCAGCAGACTGACGGGGCGGCCAAGTCAAGCCAACATGTCCCAGAGTCGCCGAAGCACGTCCGCCAGTATGGTGGCGTCCGTATCCAGCGCCCGGTGCGTGGCGTCCAGATTGCCGTTCACCCCGCCGCGCATCCGCCGTTCTTCCAACGCCATCATGTCATCCGACAGCCGGCGGTGCTGGTACCGCAGGTGACGTAGCACAACGATGGTTTCCAGTGTCGTCAACCCTACCGTGGTGTCATGCTCCAGCCGCGTCATTACCCGGTGAAGGACCGGGCAATCAGGGTGCGCGGGCTGGGCCTGCCGGCACAGGCGGCTGTACTGAACGTCAAGGTGACGCCGTACAGCCTCCTGTTCCACTCGCGACAGGGTGAGCGTTCCCGCCACGTCAACCGGCGGGACGGTGGAGCATGGCGCCCGGAGCCGCGCCACCGCGTCCAACGCCCGGCCGCCCCGCCACTATCGTGGTGGTTGCGCCCATGTCCTGCGGCTGCTGGCCCGGCTCGCCCAGTTCGTTCAGCAACTGTTCAAGCTGGTCCATCAGCGTTTCCACCCGCGCCCGCGCGTCTTCGGGGTCCCCACGTGCCAGACGCTGCGCTGATGCCAGCAGCGTGTCCGCGGCGCGCCTGAACGCACGCTGTGCGCGTGTCTCGCCTTCGATGGCCTCGCTGCGCTCCGGCTGCACCGCGCGACGCAGGCCGGACTTGGTGGCAGTCGCCACATCCAGCCCGCGAACGTCGCCGCCGTTGCGGATGAAAAAGCGGATGGTTGACGCCGCCGAACGCGCAAAGGTGGCTTTCCGGTTCCGTTCCTCCTGCGGCATGTCATCGGGTCCCACTCCCTTCAGCACGCTGGGGTACAGCGCTTCGTGTACCTGATCCAGTACGGGTTCCTGCGGCGGCTGTTTGCCGCGCCGGGGCCTGCCCAGCCGCGCCTGCATTTGGGCCAACACCACCCGCAGGTACGTGCTGTCCGCGTCCTGCCCGGTGACGACCAGATGCGCAAGCTGTTCCACCATTTCCGGTGTGACTCGCGCGTAGTGCGCTTTCACAATCAGGGAAATGACGTTGCCGTTGGTGTGAATTCGCGTAGCCATGTTCGTAGTTCCTCGTATTGACGTTGCGGTCAAAGTTGACCGTGCCGTCAGACAAGCAACCAGCGTGCCAGCCCCAAAAAGTCAGATATGTCCTACAAGGTTGCGCCGCTTTTGTAGGACAGCGCCACACTTTCGGCGGCTTCGGCTATGCCAGCGCTGGAGAAATTGCAAGGGGGCGGTGTAGGTTTGACATCACCGTGTAACTTCGCCTACTGTCGCCGGTAGCCGAAACCCGCACCGCCCTGTAAATGCCCCGGAGGTCATACGGGCCGGAATACCAGACGGTGATGCGCTGGAGGCTTACAGCGAAAACGCGGCGGGGACCGTTGGGCGTGAATCCCGTGACCCTAGTCTGGGGCGCCGCGTAAGTAGCTGAACCGTTCACCTGCAATGACCGGGGCCGAATTTGCTAATTTCCATTGGTCGGGCTGCGTCCGACGCTGTACCACAACGCATTGAATGTTCATGGGCGGACTTCGTGCAGTGGGTGTATCAACACCCGCGCCGGGCCGCCACCATCACGCCCGCTGAATATGCGTACCTGAAGCAGTTCCCCAGCAAGTCCCCCGAAGGCCAACGCATCCATGACGACAAGGACGGCGCGTATGTAGTGCTGGCGGACTTCGGTGGGGGCCGACGCGAGTACACCAGCCTGTTGCACAGTTGCGGCGTTCCGCTGGATTTTGACGCCGGCTGGATCACCGCAGAAACGATAGCCGCGACGCTGGCCGGCTACAGCTATGTGGCGTTCACCACATACGCCCATCAGCCCGGTGCGGAGCGCTGGCGTGTGTTCGTTCCCGTGGGAACACCCATGGATGCGGAACAGCACAAGGCCACATGGCACACGCTGTCCGCCATGTTCGCGAATGCCGCGGACCCGGCAGCGAAGGACGCCACGCGCCTGTCCTACCTGCCCGGCGTGTGCCTCATACCCGAAGCCGCCCGCGTGTTTCACGCTGACGGTGCCCTGTTCCCGCCCACCCCGGTGGCGCCAGCCCCGCCTGTATTGCAGGTACAGGCATCTGGTCCGGTGCCGGGGTGGGCCGGGCCTTCCGATGACACCACGCTGTTGACCATCGCGTGCCATACACGGACGCGCCCTGATGAACGGCTTGGTGGCCCCATTCACTTCGCCATGTTGTGGTCAGCGAATGAAGACTGGCTGGCCACGCGCTTCCCACCATCGCCCAGCGAAGCCGGACAGGCGTACAGCCGCACGCAGGCAGACATGGCGCTGGCCGGTGAACTCGCGTACTGGACGGGCAGCGATCAGGACCGCATGGAACGGCTGATGCTCGCGTCCGGACTCGCGCGTGCGCGCGGTGGGGACGTTGACTGGCAGGAACGCAAAGTTCCGCGCGTCTGTGAGCGTGCCTGCCAGAACGCGAAACAGTGGCACTTCATGCAGGCTGCGCCGGAGGCCCCAGAGCCGCCAACAGACGCGCCAGTCACGTCCATGGGCGTCACGCTGTCCCTTGATCCAAGCCACCCCAGCAACGTCCCTGACCCGCCAAACGGAGCGCCACCGCCGCCTACCCAGCCGGGGCAGGTGCCGACAGCCGGCGAAGCTGCGTTGATGAACGTGGCGGACCTTGCGACGCTGAACGATTACTTTGCGTACCACCAGACCGGCGAATTTATCCACCGCCCCACTGGTGACTTGCACCCGGCCACCGTGCTGGACAACGTGATTGGCAAGGACGCACGCATGGCCCTGTACAGCGCCGTGCCCGTGCATCGCATGACGTGGGCGCCCGGCTACCCGGAGCGCTTCCGCGTGAAGGACATGGACCCCACGGACTTCAAGGCCGCGGAGTCATGGCTGTACAACCGATACCAGCCGCCGAAGCCCGCCACCATCGCAGGTGACGTGAAGCCGTGGCTGGACCTGATTGCGCGCCTGTATCCTGAAGACGCTGACCACATAGTCAACTATTGCGCGGACGCCGTGCAGTTCCCGCAGCACAAGTGCAACCATGCGCTGGTCCTTGGCTCCGGAGTGCATGGTATCGGAAAAGATACGCTGCTGGCGCCACTGCGCCATGCGGTCGGCCACCGCAATTTCTCCGTCATCAAGCCCAGTGATTTGGTGGACTCCACTAACCCGTGGGTGGCCTCGCGCGTGGTGCAGATTAGCGAATCGCGGGACATGGGGGACAGCGGATTCACCGGCATTACCCGGTACGAAATGTACGAACGCTGCAAGGACTTGGCAGCCGCGCCGCCTGCAACGCTGCTCTGCAATGACAAATACATCCGCAAACACCAAGTCCTGAACGTGCTGCGGCTGGTGGTGACGACAAACCACGGCGTTGACGGCCTGTACATTGACCCGGAGGACCGGCGGCACTATTGCGCGTGGTCCGATGCTGAAAAGATGACCGAAGAAGACAGCGGCGCCATCTGGGACTGGTACAACGCCGGGGGCCTCGATTACGTGGCGCACTACCTTGCCACGCTGGACCTTGAGGCACGCGGCTGGAACCGGGCCGCACGGCCTGTGCAAACGGCGTGGTGGCACCAGCTAGTTGAAGGCGGACGCCCGGTGGAGGACGACCGATTCAACAGCGCGCTGGACAAGCTGGGCCGCCCTGAATGGGTGACGGTGCCCCAGATTGCCGAAGCTGGCGGGCTGGAACTCGCGGGCTGGTGCGCCCAGCCGGGCAACCGCCGCAAAGTGGCGCGCGAAATGGAGCGGGCAGGTTACAGGGCCTTCCCCAACCCACAGGATGCGCGTGGCCGCTGGTACGTAAACAGCCAGCGCATCCCTGTGTATCGCCGCAAGGACGTGGGCATCACCGCTCTGCTTCAGCAGTTCGGCGCCGGTAAACCTTGACCTGACGGCCGTTCCGCAGCCAGCGCCCGCGTGCATCCTGCGGGTTCCTATGCGGCGCGTATCCCAGCCGCCCTAACAAGGCCGCCAGCGGGCGCCGCGCGCCGCCATACCGAAGCCATGCCCCGATTAATGAGCCGGGCTCACAGGCCGACAGCAATGCTTCGCGCGTGACTTCCTCCGGCCATCCCAACGTATCCAACAGGGCGTGTAGCTGCGCCGCGCGTCGGTCGTCCGGGCCAATGTTTCGCGGCTGCACCGCTTCGGGGTAGGCCAATACCAGTTCCACCCGCGCGAACCAATTTTCTTCACCCCAATGGGACCGTTTTTGATGTCTGCAAACCAATTCAACGGCAACGGGGCTGTTGGGGCTGATCCCAAGCCAGTCCAGTATTGCCAAGGCCATATCCCGGCTGACGATGCTGTGGGTGGCCGGTTTATCGCGTACAAACTGCACGCCGGGCGTCAAACGGGGCTGATGTGGGGCTGGAAACTTCATACATATGGTCCAATGTTTGTGTTTACGTTTCAGTTAGTTAGGTACTGTATGGGGTTGATGGGGTAGGAAAAGGCTAGTTGTTTCGATACAGGGCACTTTAGCCTACCATAAGCAAGTTCAAAGGGGTAGGCTAAAGCGGGTCATTCCGTACCAATAGCGACCAGCCCCACAGCCCCACGCCGCCCATTTACCAACCGTGGACGGCCCGCGCCCGGCCCCCGGCGACGTGGAAGTTGCCCCAAAAATTCCCCGCACCGGGGCTTGACCCATAATTATGGGCGTGCATCGTTTCATCCATGGCACACTTGACCCCACAACAGGAAGCGTTCGCGAAGGCCGTGGTGGAACTGGGCAACCAGTCTGCTGCGTATCGAAAAGCGTACAACGTCAGCCCAGACGCGAAATGGACCACTGTGTCCAGCGAAGCGTCCAAGCTGGCCGCGCACCCTGAAGTAGCCGCGCGTATCCGGCAGCTACAGGACGAAGCTGCGGCCTTGTCGGCCATCCCCAGCCTTACGGCTCGCATCAAGGAACTGCGGGAGATTGAATCCGCTAACCCCAATGACATCATTTCGCTGCGGTGGGTGAACTGCCGGCACTGCCGGGGCATTGACCACCGCTACCAGTGGAAGGACGAACTGGAGTACGCGCGCACCTGCGACGAATGGCGGCTCCAGAAACGGAACGGGCTTCCCGATATGTCCGGCGGCTTCGGCTACAACGGCACCTTGGACCCAGTGCCGGAGTGCCCGAACTGCTGGGGTATCGGGGAGCGCGTGCCGTTCATCGCTGACACCACCAAGCTGAAGGGCGGCGCCGCGCGTCTGTACAAGGGCGTCAAAATCAAAGGCAACGGGGACATTGAACTGTTGCTGCATGACCAGATGCACGCGCGTGACATGCTGAACCGCATTCAGGGCGCGTACAAGGACGGTGCAGCCGCCGCAAACCCGCAGGGCTCTGGCGCTGACGTGTCGCACGCCAAGGCCGCCAGCACGCCGGAGGAACGTCACCGGCGATACCTGCAACTGATGGCCAGCTAGTTCCCGCGGGAACAATGACTGAACTTATCCCATGGTCATGGCACACCCGGCCGCTGGAGTACGCCCAGCGCTGCGCACACTGCGACAGGCCATTGCGCGAGCATGCAGCCGGCGGTGTGGTCAACTGGCGGGATGGCAGGCGGTACGCGGTCGCGTGTCTGCTGGACTATCTGTCAGAAACCCGGCCGGCGACGCCTGCAAGCGGCGCCCTTTCGCCGTGAACGCCTTGGCGTCACCGGCCGGGGGTGGCGAACTACTTACTCTGCCCTACGATATGCCCGGCCCCCGCGAATGCTGGTGGCCACGATCACTTCACCAGTTTGGACCCGGCGTTCCAGCGAGCGGGTTAGCGCGGCAGCGTATCGGCCCATGTAGCGGGCGGCTTTTCCGGCCAGAGTGTACTTCAGGAAGGTGCCCACCGTGTAGGCGGGGCCGTTCAGGTAGCTGTCAACGTACTGAGAATCGCGTGTCATGTCCGGCTCCGTATGCGCTAGAACAATGTGGCGCTAGAATAGCGGAACTGACCGTGCCGTCAAGTGACGTGAGTCACAATTTTCTCCTAGAACGGGATGTCATCTTCCGGGACGCTAGCCTGAATCAGCGCCCACACCAGTTGCGCTTTCCAGCCGGGCCAGCGCATGGCGTGGGCCATGGTGCTGTACACCCCATGCGCCACTGTGATGTCCGGGAACTCCGGGTTGCGAAGGGCCAGCATGACGATGCCGTCAACCACGCGCCCGTCCTCCGCGGTCAGGCTGTGCGCCTTGTGCCAGTCGATCCACGCGGGCGTGCCGGGTGTGGGCATTGGTGGCGGGGGCGGCGGGATTGGGATGGGCTCGCGCACCACGCCGGGCGGCGGGGGCGGAACGCGGATGGTTGTCACCAGCCGCCCCCGGCGGGGAATAGCCATAGCGGCGCGCCCCACGGCCCACGGCGCCCGCTAACCAGCATCCACGCACCGTGCGATTCAACCCAGCGGTATCGCGGTTTGCGCGGCTGCGGCCGGTTGTCGGTTATGGTGTCATACATTTCCACGTCAGCAGGGCCTCCCAGCGGGCCATTCACAGGTGAACTGATAGAACGCGGCATCCAGCGCCAGCCTGCTGGTGCCCCACCATTGCGTTCGTTCGCTGACTTGCGGGGCAGGGATGGGCGGCGGCCCGTCACCGAAGTCCAGCGCCAGCGGGCGATGGGTCAGGCGTTCCACGGCCCACTGGCCGCCGTGCCATGTACCCGCGGCCGGCAGTCGGCGGTAACGCAGCCGAAGGTGGGGTTTGGGCGGCTTGCGTTGTACAACCTTGGTGTGATGGAAGGCCATGGTTCACCGGAAGTTGCGGGGATAGTTGCCCGTCTTATATCGCCGGTCCGCGCTGTTCAACGGATCATACCCCGGCTCAAACAACTGGCTGTCAATGCGGTCCTGCGCCTGCCGCATACGGTCAATCTCTCGCGTGGCGCAGCCCCATTGCTGCACGTACTGAAGCACTGCAAGTCGCACCTTTCCTCCGCGCGTAACGGGAGGGTGGAACGGATAGTTTCGGTTCATTCTCTGCCCCTTCGGCAGTATGCACAGTATGCGGAGTGTATGCTATGCCGCTATTGACCGCGCCGTCAATCGACTACAAACACCCAGACTTTGACGCAGTATTCAGAAAACGGCTTGACGTTCTGGAAAAAATCCGAACTGACCCCGACCCCACGCCTATCTGGGCGGACCTGAAAGCGCTGTACCGCGAGTATCCCGCGCAGATGATTGTGGACTGGGGCGTGACGGTTGACCCGCGCAACCTTGACGTGGGCCTGCCCGTCATCATGCCGTTCATTCTGTTTGAACGTCAGGTGGAATTCATTGACACCGTGCTGCGCCAGTGGCGGGCCCGCAAGGACTTGCTGGTGGAAAAGTCACGTGACATGGGCATTAGCTGGTGCGCGGTCGCGCTGTCGGACGTGCTATGCCTGCTGAATGACAACATGGCCATTGGCTTTGGCTCGCGCAAGGCCGAACTGGTGGACAAGCTGGGCGACCCCAAAAGCCTGCTGTACAAGGCGCGGCAGTTCATCAAGTACCTGCCCCGCGAACTGCGCGGCGGGTGGATTGAATCGAAGCACAGCAAGGAAATGCAGATAGATTTCCCGGAAACGGGGTCAGTGATCGGTGGCGAGGCTGGTGACGACATCGGCCGCGGCGACCGTAAAACCATCTACTTCGTTGACGAAGCCGCGCACCTTGAACACCCGGAGGCCACGGACGCGGCGCTGTCCAACACCACGAACTGCCGCATTGAAATGTCCAGCGTGAAAGGCACGGATAACCCGTTCGCGCAGCGCCGGCACAGCGGCAAGGTTGAAGTGTTCACGTTTCACTGGCGTCAGGACCCGCGCAAGGATGACCAGTGGTACGCGGACATGCAGGACCGACTGGACCCGGTGGTGCTGGCGCAGGAAGTGGACATCAACTACAGCGCATCCGTGGAAGGTGTGGTCATCCCATCGCTGTGGGTACAGGCCGCAATTGACGCTCACGTCAAGCTGGGTATTGAAGCCACGGGCGTTGAAGAAGCTGCGCTGGACGTTGCTGGCGGCGGCTTGGATGGCCGCAGTATCGACAAAAACGCGTGGGGCTCGCGCCATGGCGTGGTGTTGACGCATATTGAAGAATGGCCGGGCGCTGAAGCCGGTGACATTTTCGGCAGCGTGGGTAAAGCCTTCATGCTGTGCGATGAACACCGGCTGCGCCGCCTGCGGTATGACGCTGACGGACTGGGCGCTGGCGTTCGCGGTGACGCGCGTGTGTTGAACGAAGCGCGCACCAAGGACAACGCCACGCGCAAGCCCAATGAACAGGTGAAGCCCATCATTGTGACGGCCTTCCGTGGCTCCGCATCCGGTGAAGCGCTCTATCAGCCCGAAGCGTTCGTCAAGGGGCCGGACGGGCGCCCGCTGGACCGAAAGAACAAGGATTATTTTGCGAATTACAAGGCGCAGTCATGGTGGGCGCTGCGCTACCGCTTTCAGCAGACGTACCGCGCGGTTGTCAAGGGCCTGACCGTGGACCCGGACGACATCATCAGCATTCCGTCCGAACTGACCAAGCTGAAGGCGTACGGGAAGCTAATCATGGAACTGTCGCAGCCGGTGTACAGCATCAACAACGCCGGCAAACTGGTGATTGACAAGGCCCCCGATGGTGTGCCGTCGCCAAACTGCGGCGACGTGGTTATGATGCTCTACGCACCCCGCAAGGCCGCCTTTCACATTTCGGACGAAATTCTGGAGCAAGCATGAGCATGAAACCGCACACCCCCAAGGGCCAGAAAGGCCAGCAGCGCCCCAAGCCGACACCGTGGCAGGCGCGCATTGGCGAAGTGATGATGGCTCTGGCGGCGGCGCAGGCGGAAGGGCTGATCCCCCGCCGTGCGTTTCAGGCACCCGTGTTGCCGCCGGGCGTGGTGCCGGGGCGCGCGTCCCTGCGTGAAGGCCACGTGGCGTTGGACAGTGCGGGCAACCAACAGCTTTACACGTACCTGAACAGCAGCCCCGGCACGTGCGGGCTGGGCTTCCCCGGCTATCCGTACCTTTCCGAACTGGCGCAGCGGTCAGAGTATCGCGCGCCCACGGAAGTGACCGCGAAGGAAATGACGCGCGAGTGGATCACTCTAACCGGCGGCAGCGAAGAAAAGCTGAAGGAATTGCAGCAGGCCATGGAAGACTTCGGCATCCGGGAGACGTTCCTAGATGCTGCCCAATATGACGGGTTCTTCGGCCGCGGCCAGATATACGTATCAATTAAGGGGCAGGACCGGCCGAAGTCTCGCACGCTGCCGCTGGTGGTGGATGACGAAGGCGCGACGGTGCGCAAGGGTTCGCTGGAAGGCTTCAAGGCCGTGGAACCCATCTGGACCACGCCCTATTCGTACAACAGCATTGACCCCACCAAGCCGGACTTTTACAAGCCGGAATGGTGGTACGTGCTGGGCCAGAAGACGCACGCATCCCGGTTGCTGACGTTCATCTCGCGCCCGGTGCCGGACATCCTGAAGCCCGCCTATAACTTCAGTGGCATGTCACTGTCCCAGTTGATTGAACCCTATGTGGTGCGCTGGCTGAAGGGCGTGGACGGCACAAGCCGGCTGATTACCAGCTACAGCCTGTCCGGCATTCGTACCAATCTTCAGGCAACGCTGGAGGAAGGCGGCGACGGCCAGTCACTGTTCAAGCGCGCGGCGCTGTTCAATCAGATGCGGGATAACCGTGGGCTGATGATGCTGGACAAGGACAGCGAAGAATTTTTCCAGTTCAACACGCCACTGTCCGGGCTCGCTGACCTTGTGGCGCAGTTGCAGGAACACATGGCGGCGCCCACGCACATCCCGCTGGTGAAACTGACCGGCGTGTCACCTGCCGGCCTGAACGCCAGCAGCGAAGGCGAAATCAAAGTCTGGTATGACTACGTTGCAGCCGAACAGGAAAACAACTTCGGCCCGCACCTGCGCACCGTGCTGAAGCTGTTGCAGCTTCACCTGTGGGGCAAGGTTGACCCGTCCATCAAGTACCAGTGGGTGCCGCTGGATAGCCCCACGGACAAGGAAGAATCTGAAATCCGCAAGGCTGACGCTGACCGTGACACCGCGTACGTTGCCGGCGGTGTGCTGGCTGCGGACGAAGTGCGCGAACGCCTGCGCATGGACCCCAAGTCTGGTTATGCGTTCATCACTGGCGACGCGCCGCCTAGCCCGCTGGAGGAAGAAGCCCGGCTGGGCGAGGAAGGCGCGCAAGCGGATCACCAGCGCGGGGAAGAATCGGCCGAAGCCGCCGCCCAGCGCGCGGAGGAAGCCGCAGCCGCCCAGCACAAGCGTGACAAGGAATTGGCGCGCGAGACAAAGCCCAAGGACAAGGGCTAGACTGAAGTCCCAACCCCGGAGCCACCACCATGTTTCGCAAAGTCCCTGCCATACACCACCACGCAGTAATTGACCGGGCAGTCAGGGCGGCGTAATGTCCGCCCCGGATGCGGCTGATTAACGTTCGCCGGTTGGGCAAGCCGCAGCCCGCATGCCGGCGGTTCCAAGGGGACAGCGTGACCACACTTGCCTTGCTCGTTTTCATCGCCTGCCTTGTCGCCCGCGTGTTCTACGTTGCCGGGTACAAAGCTGCCGCCAACCGCGCCCGCCAGATTGCCGAAATGGCACGTGTGGACATCGTGCGCGCTGACGTTCCCGTTGACTGTGATCCTGACGGCCCCGGAGCATTCGACCGATGGCCATGAAGCGCAAAGGCCGTGTTCCCGCGGGAACAACGCTGGCCACGCCGGTCATTGCCAATGCGGGTGTTGGAGCCGCATACCGCAAGCAACTGCAAGGCATGGTCCGCGAAATGGCGCAGGACATGCTTACGCGAGTCCGCCGCGTGTGGCCCGGCTTTGGGTTCGCGCATGACACTGCGATGTTGCCGCGGGCGGCCGGCGTCATCTTCACGGAAGGCCCAAGCATCACGAAAGGCGGCCTGTTCCTGTTGCTGCATCGTACGGACGGGCTGGGGTGGGCGCTGCCCGGCGGCGGCCTTGAGCCCGGCGAAACATTCCAACAAGCCGTACGGCGTGAAGTGCGCGAGGAAATAGGCATTTCATACGAAGGCCCGCTGGACTTCGTGGACGTTCAAGGCGGGCGCGTGCGTTACGCAACTTTTCGGGCGATGTGGCCCGGCGGCACGCCACAACTGAACCATGAACATGATGCTTACCGCTTCGTAACGCCTGCGGAGGCCCTTACGCTACCGCTTCACCCCGGCGTCCGGGCCACGCTGGTGGAAATGTCCATGGCGATGGATGCGAAGGCCAAGTCCCCCTCCGTGCTACTCCAGAAAGCGCTGGCTGACTGGGGCGTCAAGTGGAACACCCGTTTTGACCAAGCCAGTACGAAGATTGCGTGGAACTTCGCGGCGAAGAATCGCGACGCGACCACCCGGCAGGTTGTCCGCACTCTGACGGACGCCGGCTTCGCGGTGCGGGCTCGCGTGCCCAAGGCGGTCCAGCGCAGCGTGGAAGCCGTGGTGGCGGAAAACGTGGGCCTTATCAAGTCCATTCCGCAGCGCTACCTGACCGACGTGGAAGCCGTGGTGTGGGATGGCGTGCGCTCCGGCAATGACATGGCCACGGTGTCCCAGCGGCTTCAGCAGAAGTACGGCATCGCTGACCGCCGGGCCGCGTTGATCGCACGGGACCAGAACCACAAGGCGAAGGCCGCCATTGAACGCGCGCAGCGTCTGGATGCCGGCATCACGCGCGCCGTGTGGCAGCATTCCCATGCGGGCGTAGAGCCGCGGGAAACACACGTGGCGATGAACGAACAGGAATATGATGTGGCGCAGGGTATGTGGGACAGTGCCGTCCAAAAGTACGTCTGGCCCGGCACGGAGATAAACTGCCGTTGCACTGACCGGGCCGTCATTCCCGGCTTTGGCTAACATAGACTTTAGCGAATGGGCCAAATTGCTAAACTGAAATTGCTTTGGGAGCGGCTTAACGCGGAACATTTCAGCGGGGGCCTGCACCCGGTCCCCATTCGCGTCACGCGGTCCCGCCGCACGTACGGCTATTACAACGGGCCGAACAATGGCGGCGGCCCATCCATCCGCATCAGCAAGGTGCTGGCGAACACGGAACTGTTACTGCGCGACACCATGGCGCATGAAATGATTCACCAGCAACTGCATGAATGGAACGTCCCCGATTGGGACGGCCACGGGGTTGCCTTCCAGCGCATTCATGAACGAATTTTCGGGCACGCTTACGTGGAGCCCGGTTGATTGTTCCCGCGGGAACATGCTAGAACCCCAACCCTCTAACAACTGACGAAGGTGTCAGACAATGCCCAAAGCCCGCCGTAACCTTGCGACGTTCGCCGCATCCCACAACGATGACGTGAAAATCCCCAACAAAATCCGCGCCGCGCTGGAACAGATGCGGAAAGAAGACGGGGAAGAAGCCTACGCCTACGAAGCCACGGACCCGGAGGGGACGCCGTTCATCAAGCGTGCCGGCATTAGCGGCGTCCAGTTGAGCCAGTACCGTGACCAGTTCGCTGAACATGTGGTGCAGGTGAAGCAGGACACCGGCAGCCGGCGCGGCCCGCGCTGGGTGTGGTTCGCCACCGCAAAGGCTGCAAAAAAGGCCCGCGGCGAGTAGGCTAAAGAACTGGGGCGCTGCCGGCACCACGGGCAGCACTGCGCACCAAAGTCCCGCTGGCCCTGCGGCGCCCCCGTCCTCCCAGCATCAGGAACCTGTACCGTGACCCGCAATCTGGAAACGTTCCGCGCCGCGCATGACCCCATGTACGGCAACAACACCCGCCCCACCACCTATTCCCGTGAACTGCGCCCCGGCTGCAAGCGGTTCATCATCACCGCCGCGCAGAACGCAACTCCGGTTCACGCTGATTGGTGGGCCACCATTCTGGTGATGGCCGAAGCCATGGAAGCGGAAATCCTTGTGGTGCCGCTGCGGTACAAAAACCCCACGTCCCAGTGGACGGGCTCCCAGCAGCGTGCGGAGCATTGGGACAAGGCGGTCACGCCCTACCTGTGGAACGTGCGCCACCAGCTTCACGAACACTTGACGCTGCTGGCAGACATCCCGGTGCAGCCCACGGCGGAAAGCCCGCTGACTGGCGCGGAGGCCATTTCCACATCGTCCAGCGGCATCATCGGCCACACCAAGCTGCAACTAAAGTCCATCCCGGTTCCGTCCGGGCGCATGGCGAAGATTCTGACCACCACCGGCGCGTGTACGGTGGAAAACTACACCACGTCACGCGCGGGGCAGGTGGCGGCGTTCCACCACTCGCTGTGTGCCACGTTGGTGGAACTGGACGGGCCGCGGTTCTACCTGCGCCAGCTTCACTTCAACAAAGCCACGAAAAGCTGCACGGACGGCGCCAACGCCACGCAGTTTTTCGCTGACGGCAGCGTGAAGCACGCCCCACGAGCGCTTGCGCTGGGCATGGGTGACGCCCACGTGCGCGTTCTGTGCCCCGGCGTAGAAGCCGCGCGGTTCAGCGCTGGTGGCATCGTGGAAGTGGCCCGGCCGCAGAAACTAATCTGGGCGGACCTGTTGGACGGCCAGAGCATGAACCCGCACCACAGCGCGATTGAACGCTATGCGAAGTTCAAGTCCGGCATGGATGACGTGCGGGAGGAAGTGAACGAAACCATTGACTACGTGCGCCGGCACACCCCGAAGGGTACGGAGTCGATTATACAGGCGTGCAACCACAATGATTTCCTGCGCCGCTGGGCGCTGCGTACCAACTGGCAGGATGATTTCCGAAACGCCCCGTTCCTGTTGGACACGCAGCGCATGCTGGTGGAAGGCGCGCGTGTAGAAGCCAACGGCGTCCACTACCCTGACCCGTTCGCGTACTGGTTCCGCCGCGCCAAGGTGCCGCGGGCGCGCGTGTTGGACTTGGATGAATCCTTCAGCATGGCCGGCGTGGAAATGGGCATGCATGGTGACAAGGGGCCGAACGGTGCGCGCGGTAGTATCCGCAACCTGCGACGTATCGGCACGCGGTCCATTATCTTCCACAGCCACGTGCCGGGGATTGAGGAAGGCTGCTACCAAGCCGGTACCGGCACGCTGCTGCGGTTGGACTACAACCACGGGGCCAGTGGGTGGCTGAACGCGGACGTGTTACTACAGCATGACGGCAAGCGTCAACTTATCATCATCGTTGACGGCCACTACCGTTTGACCGCATAGTCAACCCGTGCCGTACATCCCACCTGAACGCAGGCCCGTGCTGGAGCCTGACACCGTATCCCAAGCCCAGACTGCCGGGGAACTGAACTTCCAAATTACCCGGCTTGTCTGGGGCTTCGTACAGCGCAAGGGCGCCAACTATGAGGCCATCAACGCCGCTGTTGGTGCGCTAGAGTGCGCCAAGCTGGAGCTTTACAGGCGGCGTGCCGCACCGTATGAAGACGGCAAAATCCAACAGAACGGGGACGTGTATTGAACCGCTCGAAACGCTGGGCGGTTCTTGAGCCTACCCAGACACCTGACGCTTACATCATCGCATGGGCGGCCGGGTTTATCGAAGGTGACGGCCACGTAGGCCGCAATAACACCACGGCGGAAGTAAGCGCCACGCAGAAACAACGCTGGCCGCTTGAACGTCTCCAAACGTATTTTGGCGGCGCGTTGGGCGTAGTCCGCCGACAAGGTGTAACGAAGTCCGATTATTGGCGCTGGCGAATCAGTGGGGAGCGTGCTAGAACGTTTGCCCGTTTGGTCAGCCCATACCTTTCCCCTGAAAAATTGACCCAAGTGGAGAAACTTTGACCATGCGTTACTACATCGCCGGCCCCATGTCGGGCATTCCTGCGTTCAACTTCCCTGCCTTCCACGCTGCCGCTGCTGCGCTCCGCGCCGCCGGTTACGATGTGGTCAGCCCCGCCGAAACGGACCCTGAAGACGTTGCAGCCGCAGCCATGGCGAGCAAGGACGGCAAGCCCATGTCTGGTGTCAGCGAAACGTGGGGCGATGCTCTGGCCCGTGACGTGAAGATGCTGGCGGACGGCGTGGTGGTTGCAGTCAGCCCCATTTACGAAGATGGAACGCAGGATGTGACACGCGCGTCCATTGACGGCATCTGTTTTCTGCCGGGTTGGGAGAATTCCAAGGGCGCCCGCGTGGAAGCGTTCGTGGGGCTGCACACCGGCAAACGGTTTGCGCTGTATGACCCGGAAGCGCAGGACGCCACGGAAGTGCCGGCGGAATTCATCCAACACCAGCTTGCGCTGGCGTGGGCGGATGGTATCGCCATGTTCAGCCCGGTGAAATAACCATGGCCCGCCGTCACAAACGCACCGTCAAGGAAGCCTACAAATTCCTTTTCGGCAACGGACCCCAAACGGAAATGACCAAAGCGTCAAACCCCAAGGAAGCGTTTGGGGACATGAAGATGCCCATGGACTTGCTGCCGGACACTGCGGTGGCGCTGTTCAATCTGGCGTTTCTGGAAGGCGCGCTGAAGTACGGTCAATACAATTGGCGTGTGGCCGGCGTGAAAGTCTCCACCTACGTGCGAGCGATGCGCCGGCATCTGTCCAAGTTCTGGAATGGTCAGGATGTGGACCCCCACACGCTGGTGCATGAACTGGCCAGCGTGGGAGCGTGCTGCGCCATCATTCTGGACGCTATTGCGTGTGGGAAACTGACGGATGACCGGCCGCCGCGTGCTGATATGGAACGCGCACTGGCGGAAGCGGCGAAGGTGGCGAAGCATCTGAAGGAACTTTTCAGGGACCACAACCCGCCGCAGTACACGGAGCGTGAACACGGGGCCACGCGGCTGTTGCTGGGGAAGTCTGCAACGCAAGTGATAGTGGATGACCCGCACGCCCCGGCGTATGTTGGCACGGGCATTGCTCCCGCGGGAACACTGGCAGTTCACAACCCGTTCACGGGTCGCACCCGCCGACTCGCGAAGAAGCGGAAACGCAACCCCCGTCCCGCAAAAAGCTGATGGCGGCCATTCACGGCCGTTGACCATATCGTGGCCCCACGTCACACTGGGGCCATGTCTCAAGCCACCATCATCGCCACTGACCGTTCCGTCCGCCGGCAGGATGTGGATGGGCACATGCACGTGGAAATGACCCCCATTTCCAAGGCCAATGTGTGCCCCTACTTCGGCCGGGAAATCCCGGACTATCAGGCGTTGGGGCTGGACGCGAACCGCGTTTATTGGCTGTACCGGCACCCTGAAGAACTGAAGCGCGCAGCGTCCACGTTTGCGGGGAAGCCGGTGCTTTTGCACCACCAGCCCGTCACCGCGGATGAACACCCGGATGAACTGGTAGTGGGGTCAATTGGCACGGACGTGACGTTTGACGGCACCTACCTGAAGGCTCCGCTGTCACTGTGGACTGCGCAGGCAATCAAGGCGGTGAAGTCCGAACGGCAGCGGGAACTGTCGGCCGGGTACCGTTACCGCGCAGATATGACGCCGGGGCGCGCGCCGGAAGGTGTTGCATATGACGGCGTGATGCGCGACATTATGGGAAACCACGTCGCACTGGTGAAAGAAGGCCGCGCAGGCCCTGACGTACTGGTGGCGGACGAACAGCCCACGGAGTTTTCCAACATGCGTTTCAAAGCCCTGATGTCTGCACTGGCTGGCGTTCTGCCTTCGATGAATGCGGAACAGGCTGTGGCGCTGGACGCCGCGCTGGCATCGGACCTGAAGCGGGTGGAAGTGGAACACTGCCTGTCCGAAGACGAAATGAAGGCGGCGTGTGACGCGTACGCGAAGTCCATAAACAAGGCTCTGGACGCGCTGACCGATGAAGACAAGGCCGAAGCGTACAAGCGCGCGGCGGCCGACAAAAAGGGCGCCCCGCATGCGGCGACCGAAGGACGCCAGCCGCAGGCCGCCGACGAAGCGGCCATCCAAGCGGCCACGAAACTGGCGGTGGACGAAGCTGTGGCGAACGCCACCAAGGACATGGTGACGAAGGTGGCCATGGACGAAGCGGTCACGAAGGCGGCCACGCAGGCAGCCGACGCGGCCCGCGCGGAAGTTCACGCGCTGTACGCCGCCCGCAAGGCCGTGGAAGACACGGTGGGCGAAGTGGCGCTGGACACGGCTGAAGCGGTGTACCGCTTCGCACTCGACCACCTGAAGGTGGAGCACAAGGACAAAGCAGCGGCGGAACTTCCGGCGCTGTACGAAGCAAGCGCGAAAGCAGCCGCCGCGCCTGCCGCCCCAGTGGCGCAAGACGCAGCGGCGCAGTTCGGTGACATCAAAGCCCTGCTGGGCCTTTCACACATTCGCAAGGGTTAAGCCATGACCATTTCACGCAACGGTTTCCAGACTTTCGTCAACCGCGAGCCGCCCCCGGCAGTGGTCGGTGACTTTGCGAGCATGAACCCCCGCGCCACGGCGCTGGCGGGTGCCGGCCAGTTCCGTTCAGGGCTGGGCAACACGTACCTGTCCGTGAAGAATCTGGCCGTTATCGGCCGGTTCGCATGGGGTCAGGGCCAGTTCGCGGGCTCCCAGAAGCCGGCGGGTTCCAGCGTCGCGGGGTTCGTCGCCAATGAACTCCAGACCGTCATTCCGTTCCCGGATTCTGGCAATGCCGGGTACCCCAACGTGGTCCGCATGGCCGTAGAAAACGGCTTCCCGGTGACGCTGTTCACCCGCGGTGACTTCTGGGTGCAGCCGGTTGCCCCGCTCGCGGGCGTGGTCGCGGCCAATGACACCGTGTACGCGCGCCAGTATGACGGTGAAGTGACCAATGACCCGGTGGCCTTCAGCGCCACGGGCGTGCAGGCCGGCACCACCATGACCATTTCTGCCGTGACGAAGGGCGCGCTGGTTCCCGGCATGCACCTGTCCGGCACCGACGCGGCCAGTGTGGTGGTTGCGCAGTTGACCGGCACGCCGGGCGGCGCAGGTACGTACCAAATGTCCGTTTCGGAAACGGTCGGCTCTGCCACCGTCACGGCGGACGCGGAGGACACCGGGTTTACGTTCCAGTCCGCGGTTCCGGCGGATGCCACGGCCACGGGTTGCAGCATCGCAGCCGGCACGGGTGTGCTGACTGTCACCACGCTGACGGCGGGCGCCATTGAAGTGGGCCAGAACCTGACGGGCACGGGCGTGCCTGCCAACCTGTTCGTGCAGGCGCAGCTTTCCGGTACTCCGGGCGGCGCGGGCACGTACCAGTTGAACACCATCGGCCCGGCTGTCACCACGTTCAATGACGCGGTGTTCAGCGCGGGCAAGCTGGTGAAAATCAGCCGTCCGGCGGGTTAAACTGCCGCGACGCCCGGCCCCACAACTGACAGACACATCCGAAATTCTGACGAAGGTAACGAACATGAAAGCGCCGATTCTGGCAATGGACGTGAACAAGGTCCGCGAAGCGGTCAAGGCCGGCATGTCGGCGGCAATCCTCGCGCAGCTTGCGCGTCACGGTATCGTTTTTGACTCGCGTCTGGGCGTGGTCGGTTTCCTCAAGGAACCGGCGGACCAGATTGAACTGAAGCTGGCCGCGGACGGCGTGGGCGTTGTCTGCGACGCGCAGCCGGAACTGGTCACGGTCACGAACGGCGGCATTCCCGCGTACCTGACGAACTACGTGGACCCGCGCATCATTCAGGTGCTGGTCAGCCCGATGCAGGCCACGGAAATCGTGGGCAGCGAGGAAAAGAAGGGCGACTGGACGACCACCCACGCGCAGTTCATGTCTGTGGAACTGACGGGTGAAACGTCGGCCTACGGGGACTTCAACAACAACGGTTCGTCCAGCGCGAACCTGAATTTCCCGGTTCGGCAGTCGTTCCACTATCAGACGTTCACCAACTGGGGTGAACTCCAGCTTGCGCGTGCCGGTCTGGCCCGCGTGGACTGGGCGAACAAGGTGAACGAAGCGTCCATTCTGGTCCTGAACAAGTACCAGAACGCGTCCTATTTCTTCGGCATCAGCGGCATTGCCAACTATGGCCTGCTGAATGACCCCAGCCTGTACGCGCCCATTGCGGCCAGCGCTTCGTGGAACGCGAGCGGCACCGATGCCACCGCGGTCTACGAAGACATCCGCCGCATGTTCGTGCAGCTTCAGTGGCAGTCCAACGGCGTGGTGAACGCCAAGTCCGCCATGACGCTGGCCATGTCGCCGGTACTGGAAATGGCACTGACGAAAACCAACCAGTTCAACGTCAGCGTGCAGGACATGCTGAAGAAGAATTTCCCCAACCTGACCGTGAAAACGGCGGTGGAGTACGAAACGGCGGCCGGTCAACTGGTTCAGCTTATCTGCAACGAAGTGCAGGGCCAGCAGACCGCCACCACGGCGTACACGGAGAAGATGCGCGCCCACGCGGTTGTGGTCGGTCATTCTTCGTGGAGCCAGAAGAAGAGTCAGGGCACGTTCGGAACGGTCATCTTCAACCCGTTCGCCATCGTGGGCCTGATCGGCGCGTGATCCCGGCCGAAGGCGCATTTGCCTCCCCGAACCCGCGGGCTTCATTGCTCGCGGGTTCGTTCGCATTCAGGGCTGGCCCGGACGGGCTGGCTGTCGCGCGGTTCGGCTGGGCCAACCCAGACACCGGCGAAACATCCAACACCCGCACCGTGCCCGGCGAACTGCTGGGCTGGGTCCTTCCAGTCGTCAATGGCGCGGCTGCCGTGCGTATCTCGCGCGGCGTGCGCTACGTGCGCCCCGGCGTGGGCGTCACGCTGATGGCGGGCGGCGATTACTGGGCGCGCTTCCCCGCGGGGGCCAACATCGGGGACCGCGTTTACGCTTCGCTGATTGACGGCGCCGCCATTTCGGGGGAAGCTGCCGACGCCGAAGCCACGCCTTGGTACGTTGTCAGCAACGTGGAGCCGGGCGGGCTCGCCATCATTTCCACCACATCAAGGGTGACTTCATGACTGACACCAAACCGCAGGGCAACCCCCAACAGGCTGCCGGCGACCCCGGCCGGACCAACGGCACCGCCGTGTACATCATCGGCTGCAAGCTGCCCAACGGGCTGGTTTGCGAGCTTGGCAAGTTCGGGGACCCGGACTACAAAGCCATCCGCCTGAACGGCGCGAACAGCCGCCGCATCGTGGCGCCGGGCTCGGACTACGGCATCACCGAAGTGCCCAAGGATTTTTGGGACAAGTGGGTGAAGAGACACGCCCGGCTGGACTTCGTGCAGAAACAGATGGTTTTCGCCGTCAATGACGAAGCCAGCGCCCGCGACATGGCGAAGGATGGCGCGAAGGTCCGCACTGGGCTGGAACCGCTTGACCCCATGAAGGCCCTGCCCGGAACCACTGACCTGTCTGGCAAGCCGCTGGTTGAAGTGGACATGGACCACTTCCACCGTGGCCGCGCTGAAATTCAGCGCCAGTACGGCAGCACCGGCCGGTAACGCCGCCATGACCATCAGCCCGTGTCCGCCACCGTCCGCGCCCCCGCGCGGCGTTGTGGTATTCGACCCCGCCGCGTTCAAAGCGGCGTTCACTTCGTTCGCCACCGTGGCGGACCCGGCGCTGAACCTTTCGTTTCAACTGGCCACGCTCCAGTTGAACAATTCGTGTGGCTCGCGCGTGCGCAACGCTGCGGAACGCGAACTGCTGCTGAACCTGCTGGTGGCGCACATCACCGCGCTGAAGGATGGTGAAAACGGCAACCCGCCCGCGGGCGTGGTAGGCCGCGTCAACCACGCGCAGGAAGGGTCCGTGTCAGTCGGTACGGACATGGGCACCGTGGTGTACGGTCAAGCGTACTACCTGCAAACCCAGTGGGGCGCCATGTATTGGCAGTCCACCGCGAAGTACCGCACCATGCGGTACGTGCCGGCGCCACCCGTGTGTGCGGACTTCGGGAGCCTCGGCCCCGGATATGGCCGCCCCGGTGTAGTTGACCCCGGCTTTGGGGACGGCGGCTGCGGGTGCTGACCCGTGGCCAAAGCAATATCCCTGTCATTTCAGGGCGGCGACAAAATGCGCCGTGTCCTGAAGAAGATGGAAGGCAAGCTGAAGACTGCCACAGCGGTCAACGTCGGCTTTGACGCTGACGCGCAGTACCCCGCCGCATATTCCACCCGTGTTGACCACCGTGTCAGTCCAAAACGGACCACGCGTTCCGTTGCACAGGTTGCGTTCTGGAACGAATTTGGCACGAAGAAAAGCCCCGCGCGGCCATTCTTCCGCACCATGATTGCTGAAAAGTCTGCGCAGTGGCCGGACTCGCTGGCATACGTGCTGAAGGCCGTAAACTACGATGCCAAGCGGGCGCTGACCCAGATGGGCATGGGCATACAGGGGCAGCTTGTGCAATCCATCCGCGACTGGGACAGCCCGCCCAACGCAGCGTTTACCATCGCGGTGAAGGGGTTCAACAAACCCCTGATTGACGAAGGCATCATGGTGAAGTCTGTCACCTACAGGGTATCCACATGAACTTGCACAGCATCGTCCGCCCGGCCATCAACACCGTGAACCCAGATATTACGGGCCTGTGGCGCGAGTCCACCGGGTACACCACGGACCCAGCGAATGGGCGACAGGTGCCGGCGTACACGGATCATCCCAACACGCGCATGCAGGTGCAGGCCCTGACCGGGAAGGACTTGCGCCACGAAGCGTTCAACAGCATGCAAGGCGTGAAGCGCGCCGTGTACGCCTTCGGGAACATCCAAGGCGTTGCGCGCCCGGACGGCACCGGCGGTGACTTGCTGGTGTTCCCGGCGGACCGGGGCGGTGCGAACCGCGTGTGGCTGGTGGTGGCCGTGTTGGAGACGTGGACCCCAGACAGCGCCGGCTGGTGTAAGGTTGGCGTTGTCCTTCAGCCGGAAGCCCCGCCAGCGTGATGTCATGCCCCTGACCGTAGCCCCAAACCTTGACGCGGTGTACCTGAAGGTGCTGGCCTACGTCACCGGAATTGTTCCCGTGGGAACACCGCTGCTTCGCGGCCCGCTGAATCGCGTGGCCCAGCCGGCGGTCCCCCATGGGATTCTGACGCCCATTTACCGGGCGCGGCTCCGCACAGGCGTGGAACGTGACGTGGACCCCTTCCCGCTGCCGGGCTCGCGAATCGAAACAGAAACCGGCGTCCGCATAGACTTCCAGATGGACTTCTATGGGGAGCCCGCAGGCGACTGGGCAGGCATGGTCAGCGACATGTGGCGAACGGAGTACGCTTGCCGGGCTCTGGCGCCAACGTGCGCGCCGTTGTACGCTGATGAAGGCCGTATGGTGCCGCTGGTGACAGGGGAAGAACAGTACCTTGAGCGCTGGACCGTCACCGGCGTGCTACAGTACAACCCAGTGACCAGCACGCCGCAGGAATTTGCCGACGCGCTGAACGCGAACCTTATCAACGTGGACGTGAGCTACCCGCCATGACTTCCATCCCGGCCAACCAGTTTGTCAACGTCATCCCCAGCGTGTTGCAGGCGGGTGGCAATCCCCTGTCCCCCAACGCTGTGTTTCAGACCAAGGACACGTCAATACCCATTGGCACGGTGAAGTCCTTCGCCACGCAGGCGGATGTTGCCGCGTGGTTCGGTCCCGCGTCGGACGAAGCGCAACTGGCGGCCATCTACTTCAACGGGTTCGCTGGCGCTTCGCTGCTGCCCGGCCTGCTGTACTTCCAGCAGTACCCGGACGCCGCCGTGGGCGCGTATCTGCGCGGCGGCAGCCTCGCGGGAATGACGCTGGCCCAGCTTCAGGCCCTGTCCGGCAACCTGACCATTTCAGTGGACGGCGTGTCCAGCACGTCGGCCGCAATCAACCTTTCTGGCGCCACCAGCTTCACGAACGCGGCGGCCCTGATCCAGACCGGCATTCAGGCGGGCACCCCGGCGTCCACGGCCACGTGCGTGTGGGACGCGCTGCGCTCCGCGTTCGTGGTTCGTTCGGACACCACAGGCGCCACGTCCACCATCGGCTTCGCCACCGGCACGCTGGCGGCGGGCCTCAAGTTGCAGGCCGCACAGGGCGCCGTCACGTCGCAGGGCGCCGATGCGACCACGCCGGCCGCACAGGTGGCGTTACTGGTCAACCTGAACCAGAACTGGGTCACGCTCATGACCGTGTGGGAGCCGGACGCGGACGATAAGGTGGCATGGGCCACCGCCATCAGCGCGCAGGGCGAGCGGTACGTCTATGTAGGGTGGGACACCGAAGCCGCTCCGGCGAACGGTGACGCGCCCAGCAGCTTCGCGCGGCAGACGGCCAACCTTGACGGCCGTGTGGCCATCTGGGGCCTGTCGGGCATCACCGGGGCTGTGGCGAAGGCCGCGTGGTTCTGCGGTGCCACTGCGTCCATCAACCGGAACGAAACCAACGGCCGCCTGACGTACGCGTACAAGGGTCAGGCCGGGCTTATCCCGGACGTGACTGACGCGACCACGTACAGCAACCTGATTGCGAACGGGTACTGTGCGTACGTCGCCGTGGCCACGGCCAATGACAACTTCCAGTTTTTCCAAGACGGTTCCATTTCGGGTGAATGGGGCTGGGCTGACACGTACGTCAACCAGATTCTGATGAACTCCGCGTTTCAGCTTGCGCTAATCACGCTGCTGACGCAGGCCAAGTCCATCCCGTACGTGACGCGCGGCTATAACCTGATCCGCGCGGCCCTGCTGGACCCCATCCGCGTGTTCCTCAATTTCGGCGCCATCGTGGCCGGCGTCACCCTCAGTTCGCAACAGCGGGCGCTGGTGAACAACGCCGCGGGCGGCCTGAACATCGCGGACACCATCCAGTCGCAGGGCTGGTACCTGCTGATTCAGGACGCACCGCCGGAAGTCCGCGCGCTGCGTGACTCCCCTTCCATCACGTTCTGGTATACGGACGGCGGGTCCATCCAGAAAATTGACCTGTCGTCCATCGCCGTGGAGTAAAGCGCGTGTCTACCATCACCAGTGCAAACAGCAGCCTTGTTCTGACGGCACGGCTGGCTGGCCTTTTCCCTGCCGGGCCGTTCGCGGTGCAGGGCTACGCGTCGGACGATGCGTTCGCCACGGACGCCGTGGTGTCCGCGGAAGCGCGCATGGGCGTGGACGGCCGCATGTCGGCCGGCTACATCCCGCGCATGACCCCGCAGACCATCACGCTGCAAGCGGACAGCCCATCCATTCAGGCGTTTGAAACGCTGATTGGCGCGCAGGACGCAATCCGGGAAGTTATCTTCCTTGACGGCGTTCTGACGCTTCCGTCGACCGAACACAGCTACGCGCTGGTTAAAGGCGTGCTGACTCGCCTGACCCCCATTCCGCCGGCCAAAAAGGTGCTGGAACCCGTTACCTATGAAATCACATGGGAAACGGTGCAGGCCGCGCCGGTGGTGGTGTAATGAGCCGCCGCACCAAGGTTGTCACGATAACGGACGAAGGCCGCGACAAAGGCAAGTCTTTTGTCATCACCGAAATGCCCGCGGATCAGGGCGAATGGTGGGCCTTCCGTGCGCTGATCGCGCTGGGGAACTCCGGCGCGAGTCTGCCGGAAGGTGCGCTGGATTCTGCCATGGCCGGGCTGGCCACCATGGAAGCCAGCAAGGGCTGGGCGTCTGCGCTGTTCGTGGCCGGGCTGAAGATGCTGCCGGGCGTGAAGGCGTCGGAATTGAAGCCGCTGCTGGACGAAATGTTCGGCTGCGTTCAGTACCGGCCGCCGGGCGGCAAGGGCCTGCCGGACCAGTCCATCAATGACGGGCCATACAGTCAGGTGGAGGAAATCGCCACACGCTTGAAGCTACGCGCGGAAGTGCTGGAACTCCACTTGGGTTTTTCACTAGCCGGCGCCGTATCGACTACGGACACCACCCCGCCCGCGGCTCCGGCTTCCTGAAGTACGCCAACGTGCGCCCTATAGTCGGGGCGCTGGTGTCGGCCCGCCTTGCCACTCTGGTTGAACTCCAGACTGTGCTGGGCGTGCAGGACGCGTACAATCTGCTGGAAGTTCTGAAAGTGGACCTACACAACCAGCGGGTTGCCCATGCCAACCGTAATTGACACCCTGATAGTGAAGCTGGGGCTGGACCCCAAGGACTTCACGAAGGGAGAGAAAGAAGCCGCAGCCGCCACGCTGGACCTTGAAAAGAAGGTAAAGCGCTCCGGGCAAGGCATCAGCGGCGAACTGACGAAGATGGCAGCCAAGTGGCTGTCCGTCGCCGCCGCCATCGCCGCGGTTAAAAAGGCCGTCACCATCATTGACGATGTGGCCGAACGCACGCGCCGGCTGGGCATTGACGCCCGCAACTACGGCATAGCTGCGAACGAAATGCGCAACTTTGAAAACGCGGTGGAGTCATCCGGCGGCACCGCGGAAGCTGCGCGCCAGTCCATCGCTGGGCTGAACAAGGCCGTGTTTGACCTTGCGTACAACGGCCAAATGTCTGACAGCTTGGTCATGCTCGCGCGTCTGGGCGTGCAGTTCCAGACCACCACGGGGGCCGCGCGTAGTTTCAAGGACATTGCGCTGGACACTGCTGACGCCATCCAGAAGGCGCAGGCGCAGGGCATGACCCGTGAAAACGCGTTCCAGTTTCTGCAACAGGCGGGCTTTGACCAAGGCACCGCCAACCTGCTGCTGTCCGGCCGCACCGGCGTGGAAGCTGAACTGGCCGCGCAGGAAAAGCGCCGACAGATTGAAGCCGGGGACCTACAGAAAGCGGAAGACATCCGCCGCGCGAGCATCGGCAAGGACCAAGCGCTGGAAACGCTGAAGGTGCGCGGCATGAACACGGCCGGCGGCATTCAGGAAGGCGTCAACAACTTCATTGAAAAGCTGTCCGGCGGCAAACCCAGCGAAGCGTTGGACCAGTTGACCAATGCGGCAAGTAACGCCGGCACAGCGCTGGAAAGCTGGGCGCTGAAAGCGAGCGGAACCACGCGCGGCCTGCGCAACAACAACCCCGGCAACCTGAAGGCTGTGGGCAACCAGATGCGCGACCGCGAAGGCTTCCGCGTGTTCGGCACCATGGAAGAAGGCGTGGCGGCTGCTGAAGCCCAACTGGGGCGCTACGCGGAACGCGGCATTGACACCATGGAAAAGATTGTCAACACGTGGGCGCCATCCAAGGACGGCAACGACGTGGAAGCCTACCTGAAGAACTTGGAAGAATGGACCGGGCTGGACCGTAAACAGCAGTTGCTGCCGTCGCAGTACCACTCCGTCATGGCCGGAATGTTCCGCCACGAATCGGGCAAGGGCGCGCCCACGGAAGCCCAAATTGACGACATGCTGGGGGCTCGCGCGGATGATGCGTACTTGGAACGCCTGATGGGTCAGTCCAGTGCGCCGGCATCCCCCAACGTAGTGGGCGGCGCCACCAGCAGCACCAACGTGCAAATTGACTCCGTGACGGTCAACACGCAGGCGAAGGACGCGCAGGCGATGGCGGCCGACATGGACAGCGCGTTGCAGCGTAAGCTGTTCGCATCCCACGCTGAACAGGGCATGCAGTAATGGCCATCATTCCCAAGCCGCAGTTCCCGAACGTGCCGCGCCTGCCCGGCGTGCCGCAGCTTTTGCGTTCGTCCAACTTCCCCGCGAATCCCGGCCCCGTGTTGGGTACGGCCGCGGCGGTCGGGGCGTTGTGGCGCGCCTTGTTCGCGCAGCCAAAGTGGGGCGTGTACCGCATGGTTGCGCCGCCCACGGAAGAAGATGGCGTCCCCACCGTTACGGTGCGGGCGCAGGCGCGGCCTGTGGTGACGCCGGACAGCGTGTTGGACTTCGGGTACCGAAAAGAGTACGAAGTTTCCGACTACCCCCTACAAGACGGAGACTTCGCCAGCTACAACAAGGTGGCGCAGCCGTACGAAGCGTACGTCCGTTTCAGCAAGGGCGGCAGCGTGCAGGACCGTGAAGACTTTCTGGCGCAAATTGATGCCATCATTGGCACCACCACGCTGTACTACATCCTGACGCCTGAACGTACCTACATCAACGTGAACCCCATCCGCCATGAAATCATCCGGCGGGGCGCGGGCGGCGCGTACTTCCTGACTGAAGTGGACCTGTACTTCCGGGAAATCCGCAGCGTTGAAGCGCAGTACACCCAGACAGCCGTCACCACGAAGAACGCGCAGAATCCGTCAGCGCTTCCGGTACAGAACACGGGCACCGTGGCCGGGCTGAAGGTTCCAGCCGTGGATATTCCGGGAGTGGTGAACCAATGATCCGCATACCACTGGACCCTGTGCCGTCGCAAACCTTCGCCATCACTCTGGGTGGTCAGGCGTGTGAAATAGCCGTGCGTCAGAACGGGGCCAACATTTTTGTTGACCTTACCGTCAACGGCGTGCCCATCTTCCTGACGCGAGTGGCCCGCAACAAACAGCGGCTGGCCATTGACGTGCAGTACCGGCCTTTTGTCGGGGACTTGCTGTTCGTGGACACGCAGGGCGACACGCAACCGGAGTACACCGGGCTGGGCTCGCGGTACGTGCTGTACTACTTGGAAGCGGCTGACCTGTGAACAGCTTCATTGGTAAACAACTGCGCGTTACGTTCGTCATGTCGGGCACCAATCAGGTGTTCCCCGGCACGAACAGCAACACGCTGGTGTTGACCGGCCTGCGCGTACAGGCGAAGGTTGAAGCGGTCGCGCGCCTTGCCACGCAAGCGGACATCCGCATTTATGGCATGAAGCGGGCGGACATGAACGCGCTGACGGTCGCATGGGCGAACCCGCCAATTGTCCTTGACCATATCGTCATTTTGGAAGCCAAGGACAACGGCGACCCCAACCCGGAACGCGGATGGACGCAGGTATTTAGCGGCACCATCAAGGAAGCGCAGCCCATATATCGCGGTCAGCCGGACGTGTTCTTCCAAGTGCTGGGCGTCACCGGGTACTTCCAGAAAATCCAGCCGGTGGAGCCCACCAGCTACCCGTTCACGGTGGACATTGGCGTGGCCGCCGCGGACATCGTGGAACGCATGGGCTTCACCTACGTGGACGGCGGCGCCACGGGTGTGCTGACCAACCCCTATTTTGACGGCACGCTGTATGACCAACTGGTGCAGGCGTGTCAGGCGGCCGGGGCAGATTTCTACTTCCTTGGCAATGAAGTGCTGGTGACTCCGCAGGGGCAACCACGGAAGAACCAGCCGGCTGTCATCCTGAACCCCCAGTCCGGTCTGATCGGGTACCCGGAGTACAGCGGCGCCGGGCTGGAAGTGCTGGCCATCTTCAATCCGGCGTTCCAGTGTGGGACGCCTGTGGAACTCCAGACCAGCGTTCCGGCGGCAACAGGCCGGTGGTACCCGTTCAAGCTGCGACACCTGCTAGAGTCCGTCACGCCAAAGGGTAACTGGATGACGCAACTGCAATGCCTGCGGGTGCTGGTGTAATGGCTGTCCCACTTCAAACCGCTGCCGACGTAGCCAACGACTATCTGGCCATCCAGTTCGTGGTCCAGCAGTTGCTGTCCCGCATCCGCACCATGGACTTGGTGCAGGTGGTGTCCTGCACGAACAACGGCGGCGTGGCCCAGTACGGATTCGTGGACGTGGTGCCGCTGGTGGGACAGCTTACCGGGGACCGTCAAGTCATCCCCCATGGGCGCCTGTACCGGCTGCCCTACCTGCGCATGCAGGGCGGAACCAATGCCGTAATTCTGGACCCGCAGCCGGGGGACATCGGCGCCGCGGGGTTCTGCGCGCGGGACATCAGCGCCGTGAAGGCGGACCCGCCGGCAGCCGTGGCCAACGCGGACGCTGCCAAGGGGACGCCACCGGGCAGCCTGCGCCAGTTCAGCATGGCGGACGGCCTGTACTTCGGCGGCATGTTGAACGCTGTGCCGGTCCAGTTCGTCCGCTTCGCATCGGACGGGGTGTACGTGGTGTCCCCGCAGAAAATCCGGCTGGAGGCCCCCACAATCGAATTGGCGGGGGATGTGAACCAGACGGACGGGGACGTGACGATGGCCCAGAACCTGACCGTTCAGCAGAACGTGACCGTAAACGGGTCCATCAACGTGCCCAGCGGCGACGTGACGGCGCAAGGTACGGCCCTGCATACTCACACGCACACCGGCGTCACGCCCGGTAGTGGAACATCGGGGCCGCCGTCGCCATGAAAACGCTGCTGCTGGACAATACGTTGTGGGACCTGTGTCTGGATGCCGCCGGCAACCTCGCGGTGGTCGAAGCGCCCTACCAACGCGCGCAGGATGTGGCCAGCGCCATCAAGCTGTTTTCCGGGGAACTCTGGTATGACGACAACAAGGGCGTCCCCTACTTCACGGAGATTTTGGGACAGGCGCCGCCGGTCCAGCTTTTCCGGGAATACATGGTGCGTGCGGCCAAGTCCGTGCCCGAAGTGGAGACGGCGGCCTGCGTGATAGAATCCTTTGAAGCCCGTACGGTGCGCGGCGCCGTCACGTTCACCGCCAGCGATGGCACAACCGGCACAGTGGCGATTCAATAATGGCAACCAACGTCCCACCCATTCAGTTCACGAATGACGGCCTTGTGGTGCCGCAGGAAAGCGAAGTCCTTGCCGGCGTCCTTCAGGACTTCAATGACGCCCTTGGCGGCAACATGAACATGGCGCTGGAAACCCCGCAGGGCCAGCTTGCCAGTTCCACGGCCGCCATCGTGGCCGACGCCAACGCCGTCATGTCGGAACTGGTGAACAACGTCAACCCCGACACCGCGGACGGCATCTGGCAGGACGCCATTGCGCGCATCTATTTCCTTGACCGGCAGCCGGGCGCGCCCACGGTGGTGGAGTGCGTCTGCGTCGGCAATGCGGGAACCATCATACCGGCCGGTGCGCAGGCGCAGGACACCAGCGGCAACCTGTACGTGAGTCTGGAAGCTGGCACCATCCCCGCCGGCGGCAGCATCACGCTGGCGTTTGCGAACGTGGAAGACGGCCCCATCCCGTGCCCGGCGAACACGCTGACCGCGATTTACAAGGCAATCCCCGGCTGGGACACCATCAACAATCCAACGCCCGGCGTGCTGGGGAATGACGTGGAGTCACAGGCGGCCTTCGCCTACCGCCGCGCGCAATCGGTCGCGCTGAACGCGCGGGGCTCGCTGCCGTCCATTTACGCGGCCGTGTTTGATGTTGATGACGTGATAGATGTTTACGTCACCGAAAACGTCACCAACGCCGTGGTGAACGTCGGCGCCACCAATTACCCGCTGGCCCCGCACTCGCTGTACGTCGCCGTG